GAATATATTATAACACATTTTAATTAACTTTGATACTAATTCTTGCAAGATTAAGTATATATAAAATTCAGGAGGTAAAAATTATGTTTAATTCAAATTGCGCAAGCGTACCACTTGTAGCGAATGTCGACGGAAACAACGGAAGTGGCTTTTTCGGTGACGGCGGTGCATGGTGGATAGTTGTATTTGTATTATTCATTGCCTTTGGCGGCTGGGGCAACGGCTTTGGCGGTTTCGGAGGCGGTGGGAACAACGGAGTAGGAGCGGAAATTCAGAGAGGATTTGATAATTCAGCAGTTATCAGCAAGTTAGACGGCATTTCTAACGGACTTTGTGATGGATTTTATGCCATGAACAACAGCATGCTTACTGGTTTTAACGGCATTAACACAAATATCATGCAGACAGGCTATGGCATACAACAGGCGATCAACGCTGACACTGTAGCTGGTATGCAGAACACAAATGCTATTCAGGCAACCCTTAACAACATGGCTGCTCAGAATGCCGCTTGTTGCTGTGAGACTCAGAGACAGATTGAGAGAGGTTTCTGCGACACCAACTACAACATGGCTACACAGGCTTGTGAGACAAGACAGGCTATCGAGAACAGCACGAGAAGCATCCTTGATTTCCTGACTCAGGACAAGATAGCCACATTGCAGGCAGAAAACAATAGCTTAAGGCTCGCCGCATCACAGGATAGACAGAATGCACTTCTGACTACTGCAATGACAGCACAGGCACAGCAGATTGTCAACTCTGTAAATCCTACAGCTATTCCAGCTTATGTTGTGCCTAATCCTAATGCTTATGCTTATGGATGTGGTTGCAATGCAGGCTGTGGCTGCTAAAAGTAGCAGCTACGTAAAAGCGAATAATTGAGTATCTTAATTGAGTTTAACTCGATTTTAACCGATTAAACACGATTATGTCTGCTATGCAGTATTACTTTTTAACCTAAGGGCAGACTGAAATATGTTTGCCCTTATTTTGTGAAAGAGAGGTAAAGATAATGGAGATAACAGGGATTGCATTACAAACAGTTTCCGCAGGCGAAGATGTTGCATTTACAGAAACACCTGTATGCGGTAGCAAATGTATAGTTCACAGACAGGGAAGCGGAATTATCAAGCTAAGAGGCATTACAAATCAGTGCAAGGCAAGATTTTTAGTATCCTATAGCGGTAATATCCAGATACCAACAGGCGGTACAGTTGAAGCTATCTCACTTGCTATTGCAGTAGATGGAGAGCCTTTACAGTCAACACGAATGATTGTAACCCCAGCCGCAGTTGAGAATTTCTTTAATGTGTCGGCACAGGCTTATATTGATGTGCCTTGCGGTTGCTGCAGTACAGTAGCGGTGCAGAATACATCTACACAGGCTATTGAGGTTCAGAACAGTAATTTGATTGCAGTAAGGGAGGCTTGATATTATGCATAAATGGGCTAAACAGATTATGGAATGTGTCAAGGCGAAAGTCGAAGCAATCGGATTAGATAACTTTGAGGGGCAGAACCTTGACGATTTAAAGGATTTTACAGAAATAGCAAAGAATATAGCTTGCTTTGACAAGGATTACAGAATTGTTGAGGCTATGGAGAAATCAGAAGATAACGAAGATATTATGCGCATGGTTGAACAGTACGAAGATTATCCAGATCGAAGATTCTATGATAACTACCGCTATGCTAATGGCAGATTTGCGCCGAAAGGCAGAGGAACAAGGCGCGGTTATATAGAGCCTCCTTACTATCATCAGATGCCAGACGATTATAGGACATGGGAAGATAAGCCAGTGCAGGAAAGAATGAGAGACCTTGATCGCATGAGTGGTAGAATGCACTATACAGAGCCAACGACTGCTACAAGAGACAGCAGAGAAGGCAAAAGTGGCATGATGAGGAGATCATACATCGAGGCTAAAGAAATGCATAAGGATAAAGACACAACTATGCAGGAACTTGAGAAGTACCTCAAAGGAGTTAGTGAGGACATTACAGATGTGATCGGCAACATGACCCCGGAAGAGCGGTCGATGCTCAAATCAAAAATGTCTACACTTGTAACAAAACTGTAACAATTACACATGATGTATATAAGCGTGAGGGAGTGCAAAGTCGCTCTCTTGCGTTTTAAGGGGGCATATAGATTGAATTTTGAATTAAATAGTATTCAATGGCAAATTGTATGGGTAGACAATAAAAACTCGTTATTGAGCCGTACAGATGGCTCTATGAGCGTGGGAGTAACAGACATGAATACCCACTGCATATATTTGGCTAAAAGTTTGCATGGGGCATTTCTACGTAAAGTGATTATACATGAACTATGTCATTGCGTTTGCATGTCATATAACATATATATGCCGATAGAACAGGAAGAGATGCTGTGTGACTTTGTTGCTACATACGGCGACCAAGTATTTGATATTGTTGATATATTAACAGGATGTATGGGAGATAGAATGTATGGATAACATAGATAAGATATTAAAGTATATAAGACGAACTAACCCAGAAATGACCAGGAAAAAGCTGATAGAAGAGTTGGGGCAATCGCACTATCTTGCCAAAGCTCTTGTTATTGTATCAAATCAAAAATAAAAGTTAATTTTTCAAAAATTCTTATAAAAAAATATTCGGATTAATGTATACCCCCCCTATCAAATAATTCTGAAAATTTCGGACGGTCAAAAAATTTTTTCTCAACTTTTCATCAATTTCATGCGAGTTTTGTTTGGATTTTTGAACAGAATCGAAACACTTCAACGTGGCAAAGTAAAATATAACCAAAATCGGGATCAGCCACACGGCGAAAGAATACCGCCGACAGGCTTATAATATGCCATTGTCTCCGCGATAGTTTTTTGTTTACTGCTTTGCGTGTCGCTGTTAATAGATTTACACGTCCATACATTCAAAAAGCCTTAAAACGCAAATAAACGCGTTGTTATCTTTGCTCATACAACAGCAATATAAACCGAGCGAGATCCACCACCAAAAAACGGCAGCAGACAGGCGCAATTAATAAGCCACCATAGACAATATAATTGTATAGAATTACACAAACAATTCACACAATTAAATATAACTGTACAGTTAATAAGGCTATACATGAACAGCATAGCACACAGGCGCCGACTTAGCAATATTATATTATCAAAGATCAGAAAGCCGCCCGACTGAAATTGAACCAGCCACAACCACCAGCGACGGCAAAAGGGCGCACATGCGCCCTCTGTTTTTTTAAAAATAGGATTTTTCATAGCAAACATTTTTAAAATAAATAATTTTTTGTTCAATGCCACCACCCAAACCCATGGCATATAAGGCCACATTATACGGAACGGCGTCCAATAATTTTTTATATTGCTGAGATTTGGGCATAGAATCTAACCAGCCTTCCCATTCCTCACACTGCTCATGTGCGCAATGTTTTATTTTCTCAAGGTCATCAGCCGGAATATATGACTGCGGGTTTACATACCAAGTGATTTTCCCACATCTCGCAATGTGTGCAACCTGTTTAAAATCCCCACTTTCACGCACCGCGCTATTACAAACCGTAACACCATTACCTAAGCAACACATAAACAATTCAAATTTTTTCATATTTTTAACCTCCGTTTATTTTTGTCCCCTTATTGGGTAACAGCAAGGGGCGGAATCGAACCGCCCGAAATTCCTTTAATTCTTGCCGAACTTTTCAACCGCTTTTCTTTTCCTGTTATTTTCTTTTTGGCTTATGCTGGAATCATCAAAAACAAGGTTGTAACCGTCGTTTTTTAACGCTTTTGCCATTTCAAAAGGGTTTATTTTTGGAAATCTACAAGCATAATCGATGCAAATAAAACGAATTGGCTTTGTGTTATTGTTTGTTAATTCGATTAAATCCCTTTTGTAAAAATTAAATATTCTTTCTCTTTTTTCTTCTGCCGTTTCAATTATCATGTTTTCAATCTCCTTTCTTTGCGTGCCCTGTCTCATCGGTGCAGGTGGGGCAGTTCCTGCAGACCGCCGGGGCGGCGGTTTCGACTAGTAAAGTAAATAATCGCGGATCCATTTACACGGTTCCTCATATTTGCCCGCTCCGATCTGCTCAAGCTTAACATACATCCTGAGCGGGTCAGCTTTATATAAAGTCAAAAAAGCGGGAACGCTAGCGAAAAAACCAGCGTCAACCAATATGGATATTTCCCGCGCTAATCCTTTAGGGACTGCTAGACATTTCTTTGCGGCGTATTTCTCCCGGTCGTGCTCGCTGATGGCGTTCGCACCATCAACTAAATGATTTCTATAATTCTCAAATTTTTCTTTGCTCACTTCATGCCATCCAGTTATTGGGGCATCGACAAAATAAATACACATAACAATTACCCTCCTAAAATGTATTATTCCGGTCTGCCATCATCAGAGCCGGGAGACCGTCCCCGGCTGACGCTCCGAAAGCTGGAGCGTTTCGGCTAAAATTTGAACATGTCCGCCGGTGCAAGGATTGAACCGCCGGCGCACTTGGCATATATGAGACATTCGCCGCCTTTTTCAAATGACATGTAAAATTCGCATGTCACGGCGTTTTCTGGATCGTCGGGGCCATATATAATCGGATCGCCGGGATCACATTCCTTTTTTATTCTTTGTGCGATCTGCTCCGGTGTTGCCTCGGCTGCTTTGTAGCAGTCTAACATAATGTTATATGTTGTCTTGCTGATCTGCTCCCATTTCGGGGCACATCCTGTTGGTGTGTTGTGATAATATCTCATGTTTTTATACCTCCTTAACAATGAAATCATGTTCAATTGTTCTGATCTGATCTTTGTTTGCTTTTACCTCTCCGATATAACTTTTGGTTGCTCTGTCATAAATTTTAATTATTCTCATTTTTTTATTCTCCTTTGTATGTTCTGCCTTGCTATCCACCAGGCACCGGCGGCAAGCTCTTGCAAGTCGTCAATGTCTGTAGTGTGGAATTGTCAAGGTGTTTTATGTTCCTTTCGATAGTTCAATAATACTCTAATATTAGAATATTGTCAACACTTTTTTATTCTATTTTTAGAATATTTTTTGCTTGACTTTTGATGTTGCTATATATATAGTAGATACATACTCAGCCGGGTAGAATTACTATATATAAGGAGGTGCGCAGATTGATAAAATACAAAGTAGATATATTTAAACTGTTAAAGGATCGCGGATATAATCAAACGAGAATTCAAAAAGAAAGATTGCTACCAGCGCAGACGGCGCAGAACATTAAAGCCGGTAAGAGCATCACTCTTGATACTCTTAACAAAATATGTGTGATGTGCAAATGTCAACCGGGGGATCTAGTGGAGGTGATCCCGTCAGATGAAGAAAAATTAAAATATTACTAAAAACATGTCCCATGTTGTATTACTTCAAAGATATTCACAGTTATTAACATCTGAAAAACAGAACGAAACAGAAAAAGCAATAATGAAGTATGAAATATTAAAAAGAATGGATAAGTAACACCACCGGGGCGGGCAACCGCTCCACATGAAAGGAGGAGCAAAAATAAGAATCGAAGGAATAGGAGTTATAAACAAAAATAAAGCATTGTCAATATTGACAAAAGAGGGCCGCGAGGCGGTAAAAGCCGGGGAGATCACAATTGAGGAGCTCGGCGAAATGTACAAGCTCCAGCTTGTGCAGAAAAATTCAAAAATTGGAAATATGGGCGATACGTTCCGAGAGTCATTCAAATGGATACCAGAAGATCTGAAAAAGCAGCTGACACCGGAACAGTTGGGAAATCTTGTAGATAGCTTTTACAGCTGTTACAGCGCCGGCAAAATGGCAAAATAATATAGCGAGCTTATACCCGCTATATTAAAAACATTATTGTTTCAATCCGTGGCCGCTGGAGTTGCTAGCGGTCCATCATATCAAGCAACCATGATATGAGACTATTATATAATAATATATGATATTGAGGAGGTCAAGAAAAATGAAGATTGAGGAAGTAGAAAAGAAAGTTAATGAAATGGGATATAATACGGAGTGGAGAACTTCAGAGGCCGGAAATCGCTATTTGTGCGCAAATGTTCAGGGCGTAAGCGTAAATTTTAGAAAATTGCGCGCGATGAATAGCGAAACAGTAAAGGGAGAGTTTTTCCCGGATGCTGTAAATGATATAATATATTTTGCGGAGGCCTACGCGGAAGACATAAAAAGCGGAGGCGCAAACATTAACGCCCTTGAATACAGTTATATGTGGACGTATGCAGGAAAGAACAACAACCCGATAGCGTTCACGGAGAACGAAGAGCGGGAATGCACCGCAAAAATTCCGGGCTTTGACGGCCTGAACGATGAAGTTATAACTGTTAGACGTGAAATATTAGCGTGCCGAGGCGTAGAATACCGCGAAATGAAAGAATATAAGGACTTTTTGTAAAATGTCCTAAAATGTCAAACTTTGACGCACGGTTATTATTGATATAATAGCCGTGTTTTTTTATGCTTATTATATATTTAAAATGTTGGAGGTATAGAAAAATGTTGGAACGTGGTTATTGTTATAAGTTAAATATAAAGAGCTGTCAAACAATGATAAAGGAGTATAACAGGGCAGCACAGAAAAGTGGATTGCCTCCGGCGTCTATGTGTGATGTGTTCGCAATTTTTGAAGAGGAAAACAACCGGGCGCGCTGCATGCTGGATTTTGGACCTTATGCGCATGTATGTGTTAGCGTCTGCATAGATCAGCTTGAACAGCACAAATCCGGGCGACAAAGTGACGGAAGTTGGAACTATCCGACATTGTTTGATCTGACAGAGCGGGAGGCGATAAAGGAATATAACAAAATGTGGGATCAGGTCGCAAACTGGCCATAAAACAAAATGTTGACAAATAAATAAAACAATGGTATATATTTTATTGATGTTTTTTATTCATATCTAAACACTAAAGAGGTATTAACCGCATAGAGTATATTAAACTGTATTCTATGCGGTTTTGTTGTATATATAATATATAGCTAGAGAGGAGGCGGAGACATGGAGAATAGCCAGGAGGTAGAAATATTTGACAATGAAATTGATATGTACTTACAAGAGTTTTGTGACAATCATAAACCGCCTATTGATAATCTCACAAACTGCCCGCAGAATTTATGGTCTGGCGCTATGATGTATATATATAGACGTATGTTCAAAGGTACAGATAAATTATTAAATAATAATAATATATATATGTCTAAGGGTGCTATATATTCTAATATGTATGATTATAATAAATGCTTAGATATATGCGAGTATTATATATATATTTGTGGTTTATATAATAAAGTGCCATCAATAATAGACTATTGCCACTTGACAGGTATTGACAATGACACAATAACAGAGTGGGGAAAGGATAAGCCAAGCCACCCGCGGACAAGAATTTACAAAAAACTTCGCGGTTTTCGTGAAAATTGTCTGACAAATCGGCTAATTGACACAAAACAGGCGGTTGGTTTAATTGCGATACAAAACAGGGAATACGGCTGGAACGATGCCGGCGGAGCTACTGCCGGAGGTGCCACAATCGCACTAACTGCCTCAGATGTGCGCAAATTGTTAGAGTCAAATTGTGCCAAACTTCCAGACAATTCAGCACAGGCGGAGGCCATAGAGGTTGATTGTACCGTGTCAAATTGTGTGAACAATTCAAACAATTTAAGACAGGCTGAAAACGTACGAAATAAGCCGATTTTTTGCGGTGACAATACGGAGTAAATACATAATTGTGCGTGAAACGTGGGTTTTGCGAATAGATACAAAGGCATAAGCGACATAATGACAAATTGTATTAACAATTAAAACAATATTATCGCCTAGACAAAACGAGTGCTAAAAAAGATCACTGGAGGGGGTGGGGGTGTGACAGGACCCTAGGAGAGCCCCTACTAAGCCCCCCAAATATTTTTAAAATAAAAAAGGCCTTATCAGCCACATATAAATATATCAAGTATAAATCTACACATAATGACAAAACAAATAAACATAGGGTTGGTGAGAATATATGATTGATATACCTGTTATAGACATGTGTAAAACAGGTCAAAACATAGTATATTATCGAAAACAACAAGGACTAAGTGTTAAGGATTTACAAAACATATTTAGATTTACAAATCCAAATGCGATATACAAGTGGCAAAAAGGAAGATCAATACCTACAGTTGACAATCTGATAATTTTGTCAGCACTGTTTAAAGTCCCAATAGACGATATAATCGCAATTCAGAAAAAAATATAGACAAAATCCAAATAATGTGTATATAATGCATACATAACAGTTATCTATCGGTCAGATAGATTTTCTTTAATCACATCAGACAAAACTATAAAATCCCCAAAAGGAACAAAATGAACGGAATTGAATATCAAATGGCTGCCATGCGTACAAATGATGGCAGGAATAGAGATAGACTTCTTAATGCTGTTTCAACAACAAATGGAATAGACGTTGCTGAACTGCTTAATGGTGTTATAGGTCTTACAGGCGAGTCGGGAGAAGTTGCCGACCTTGTTAAAAAGGGCGTATTTCATGAAAAAGGCATAGACATAAATCACTTGAAGAAAGAATGCGGCGATGTAATGTGGTATGTTGCCATGATCTGTGATGCAAGCGGTTTCACCCTTGATGATGTTATGCAGACGAACAAAGAAAAACTTGAAAGTAGGTATCCGGAAGGATTTGACACTTGGAGAGCCAACCACAAACAGGAGGGCGACATATGATTGAACTTATCATTTTGCTTTGGATTGCAATAAAACTTAATGCCCCTGTTTGGATATATATATTGTTGGGTATAGTTGCTTTAATTAAGGCTGTGGCGTTTGGAATAAATCTCAGCAAGAATAACTAGACATTGGGAGGTAATCACTATGGCAAAAGATAAATGCAGCAATTGTGAATACTGCATAACAGAAGATGGTGATAAGGTTTGTAACAATCAGAACAGCGAATATTATTCAGATTATGTTGAACCTGGACATGTATGCTTGGATTATGAGGGCAAAAACAATGAGTGTGACTGATGATATTCTGAAAACTGACTACAGTTTTCAATTTGATGAAAAACGCAAGGCTTTAGTGGTTCAAAGTCATTATAAGTATGGCAGAGCTGGAAGAAATTTTGCTACAGGCAACGTTGATGCAATAGGCAGCCTTGAAAAATGCCTTGCAAAGTTTAAAGAGACAGGGAATACGGAATATCTTCTTGATGTTGCCAATTATGCTATGTTCAGATATATGTGGCCACAAAGAGGAGAATACTTTAAGCATACTGACAGTGATGAATCAGCCGGAATAGTCGGTATGAGTGTTAATGAAATGGAGAAATACAGATAGGGTTATTGCCAAGTGGTAAGGCACAGGACTTTGACTCCTGCATCCGAGGGTTCGAATCCCTCTAGCCCCGTTACTGAGTATAGGCAGTTGTCGCAAGTAGCCTTTCCACCTATACAGTCCACCATGACTAACCATGGGAGCCTTGAGACCATACAAGGCGAATGTGAATGATTAGCTCAGTTGGGAGAGCAATAGATTTTTAATCTATGGGCCATGGGTTCGAGTCCCATATCGTTCATGCGGTTAAGGTTTTCAAATTCTTTTACCTTGACCGGACAAATGTTTGTTTCATTTGTGCTCCTTTCACTCACTAGCGGAATGCTGAATAAAGGACCGTCACCAGGTCCGGTGAGTGTTTCGTGAAAATCAGCCTACAGAATGCCAACTGTAGCCGTATAGGCGGTCGAATACTCCTCCCCAGAGTAAATGATCACAAGCCCCGGCATACGGCTATGTAGTATGCCGTATGTATAATTACGCGGAGTAGAGCAGTCTGGCAGCTCGCTAGCCTCATAAGCTAGAGGTCATGGGTTCAAATCCCATCTCTGCTATTTGTTAAATGTTATTACGAGGTGAAAATATGGCTGGTGGTGTACATAGATGTAATCCGGATAAGTTTTCAGAGGCAGTAGCAGAATATATGGCTGGCAGAGTTACACAGGCTAAAGCTGCGCAGATAGCCGGAATGAGTACTCCGACCTTTTTGAAATACCTCAATATGCTATTTAGCGGAAAACCATTTCCAGACACATTGTTTGTTTTTGAAGATAAAGGAAAAGTCAATGAAAGTAATAATGACGGTGGACAATCGTAAACAAGAATACACAGAAGAGCACTTTAGACGTGGCAATCCTGAAAAAGATGGCAATTATATTGTAATATCACGCACAGGTGCTATTTGCCGTGATAACTACAGTAGCGATAGTGGATGGCAAAAGTCGGAAAATGATGGAACTGTGGAGTATTTGCCACAATCATGGGAGAGATTTAATGAAACATGAAAAAGAATGGCACACTTGCGACAGGTGCGGAAAAGAAATAACCACAGAAACGATGGGGATAATAAATTTTTCTGAATATGGCACATCCCCCAATGAAATTCCGTCCTTTGGCCTTGATGATGAAAGAGGGAATATTATAATTTGCGCTTTTGAACATGTAAATAAAAAGTATGAATTATGTTCAAAATGTGAGGAGAATTTTGAGAGGTTTATGAAGAATGAAAACACTAATTGATTTTGTTAAAAATTTAAAAACATTTTATCAATTTTACAGAGATTATGAATACGATGGCAATGTTTGTCGATTTATAATTGAAAACTATCAAGAGGTCTTATGCAACCGTACAAAGACAATGAGCAAACCTACATATTATGCAAAAAGTGTTATTGCTCAAATGGATAGGTGGTATGAGGATAGTTGGAAATCTATGTATAAATGTGAACCATTTGAGTCGGCAGAAGAAAAAATTATGATAAAATCCGATGGACAAACTGCACAAGTGTTTATTGACGGCAAAAAAGTAAACTGCACGGACATGGAGTTACATTTTATCGGTCATTCAAACCAAAGTCCAATGATTAAAGTTAATGCACGATGGCATAAAACGGATGAAAACGGAAATACAATTCTGAATGAGGATAAAACCACCATATTGACAGAGGGAATAAAGATAAATTGTTAGGAGTGATATTATGAAAAAATTATTTATAAGTGTGCCTATGAAAGGCAGAACAGAGGAAGAAATCAAAGCAAGTATTCAGAAGATGAAAAAGGTAGCAGAGATATACGAGGGCGAGGAATTAGAGCTTATCGACAGTTACGTTGAGGATAACCCACCTAAAGGCAACAATCAAGCCATTTGGTTTTTAGGGGAAAGTCTTAAGAAACTGGCACAGGCTGATGTATTCATGGGAATATGTGAGAGCTACGATTGGAACGGCTGTTGCATTGAAAGGGAAACAGCAGATAAATATGGTATTAAAGCATATACGATTCCGGTAAGGTATGTAATTGATGATTATAATGCACTTTTGAATAGATTACATCCGGTTTGCTGTGATGCAATGCCAACATTTTAATAAAAATATTACCGGCTAACAAACGGAGTTAGTCGCTACCCTAGAAAAATTATAGGCAGAGGCCGTAGCACCTCTGCTTTTTAGCGAGGTGCTATTTTAATGTCTGAATTACAGAATTTGATTAAGGATTGTGAAAAGTACATAGATGTCCGGGGCATAGACGAAACAATTATTAATGCCTATCTTGATACCTGCCAATTAGCCAAAAATGATGGTGATATCACTACAATGCTTGAATGTACGGCAAGGTCAAAGGCAATCGTAAATCAATTTTGTTTGAAACAATTCGGCATGGATATCTGGGAAATAGAGAAATTTGCCCAGGCAAACAAAACGGAAATAGAACTTGTTAATCAATATTACCAAATTCTGAAACTTGAATCTTATGATAAATTTGAAAGTTTTATTTTTTACATGGAGAAGAATAGAGCTTGGCAGAAGAGATTTTATCAGCCTAGGCGAAAAACCTTAAATGTTGTTGCGCAAGATTTGGAAGATTTGGAGCAACGCAAAATCAAGTTCTATGGCTTGTCTATGCCGTCCCGTGTTGGAAAGAGTACAATTTGTATTTTTTTCCTTGCGTGGATTATGCTACGCAGACCAAATAGTCATTCAGCAATGGGTGGACATTCGGGAATACTTGCTAAGGGATTTTACAAAGAACTTATGAATCTTATATCAACGCCTGAGTACACATTTGGAGAATTGTTTGGTTATTATCACCCAAAGTACAAATCAGTTGTTACGGATAAAAGTGCGGATGAATTTACGATTACGCTTGGTGATCTGGACAGATTTGCAACAATTACTTGTAGAGGTATTGATGGCACATGGACAGGTGCCGTTGATGTATCAGCGGACGGATATCTGTATGTCGATGACCTTGTGCGTGATCGTGAACATTCTCTGTCGCCTACACGTATGGAGAATACCTATCAGGAATACCTTAACAAAATGGTAGACCGTAAAAACGACGGTGCAAGAGAATTGATGGTTGGTACCCTTTGGAATGTCCTAGACCCACTGGAACGTCTCAGAAAACAATATGAAAAAGACCCTCAATATAGATTCAGGCAAATACCGGCACTTAATGAGAACGACGAAAGTAATTTCAACTATGAAATAAACGGATTTTCCACGGAATACTATAGGGATATGCGAGACAAATTGGAAAACGCTGAATGGATGGCTAAGTTCATGCAAAAGCCTTACGTCCGTGAGGGATTGCTATTCCCAACAGATAATCTTAGATATTTTAACGGAGTTTTACCAGACGGAGATTGTAGGTACATCGGTGTTACAGATATAGCCTGGGGTGGAGGCGATAGCTTATCAATGCCTATTGGTGTTGAATATGACAACGGTGATGTGTATATCATAGGTTGGGTGTTTAATAAGGGCACAAAAGAGGTTACAGTGCCACTTGTTGTAGGTCGAATTATTGAAAATGGAATAAGACAAACTAGATTTGAGGGTAATGTTGGTGGCGATCTTTATTGCCAATATGTAGATGAAAAACTGCAAGAACAGGGCTATAAATGCTCATGTTCAAGTCGCAAAGCACCAAACAAAGTTGAAAAGTTAGCAAAAATAATAGCTTATTCCGGCGATGTAAAACGTAAATTTATTTTTTTGGACACACATAGAAGAACCCAAGAGCAGATGCAAAAGGATGCAGAACTTGGAATAAAGAGGTATTACAGAGACGACGAATATCAAGCTGCTATGGATGAGCTGACAATGTTTGTTAGCATCGGTGGCAATGAACACGATGATGCAGCAGATGGAATCACTCAGTTGGAAATGTTTATTGAAAATCCAGAAAATACAGCAGTAGCAGAGGCAACATTAAATCCATTTAGGAGGTATTGATTAGTGGAAACAAAGGAATACTTGCAACAAATAGGCAGATATGACCGACTTATCAATAATAAGCTAGTGGAGCTTGCACAGTATAGATCTATGGCTTGCAGCGTATCAGCAGTCAAAAATGATGAAAGAGTGCAGTCATCACCTAGCTATGACACCATGGACAAGATTGTGTCCAAAATTGAGCAAATGGAAAATGAAATAGATATGCTTGTTGATAGATACATTGACAACAAACGAATAATTATATCCCAGATAGATAGTATGTCTGACGAAATGACTTATCAGATATTATTCTCAAGATACGTTGAGCAAAAGACTTTTGAAAAAATGGCAATAGAGATGAACTATTGCTACAAACAGGTTATACGAAGACATGGTAAAGCATTACAAGAATTTGAGCAAAAATGGGGAAACACATATAAGTAGTCCATAAATGTCCTAGAATGTCCCATAAAACATATTGTATAATATATCATGAACAAGTTGATTGATAAACACTTTGTTTTTTCTCATACTTTTTCAAACCTCATAAACCCTTTGGAGGCACCAGTAGCTTTACTGGTGCTTTTTTAATGTAAAAGGAGGTACAAATAATGAACGGAATAGATATTAGTGCCTGGCAAGGCGACGAAAATATAGATTTAAACAAAGTCCCTTTTGATTTTTGCATTGTCAAAGCAACTGAGGGAACAAGCTATAAGAACAGATACTTTGCAGCGCATTGTGATGCTGTTTTGAAGAAAAAGAAACTGCTGGGTGCGTACCATTACGCTAATGGCGGTGACGTACAAAAAGAGGCTGACTACTTCCTTACATATGTCAAGAAGTATATCGGCAAAGCGATCATTGTACTTGACTGGGAGGCGAAGAATAACCCTCAGTTTGGCAAGAATGATCTTGAGTGGTGTCTGGAATGGTGTAGCTATGTATATCGAAAGACCGGCATCAAACCGCTTATCTACATCCAGAAGAGTGCTATGAACGCCGTAAAAAAGGCTGGATATGGCCTGTGGGTGGCTCAGTACCCAGACTATGTTGAGACTGGTTATCAGAAACATCCGTGGAACGAGGGAGCTTATAACTGTTTACTCAGACAGTACACATCCGTTGGCAAACTCCCTGGCTATAACGGTAGCCTTGACCTCAACAAAGCATACATAAGTGCAGCATCATGGCGCAAGCTGGCTACTAAGGCTGTGAAGATTGCAGCTATTAAGCCGGTAAAGAAGAGCGTCAATACGATCGCAAGGGAAGTACTTGCCGGCAAGTGGGGCAATGGTACTGATCGCAAGAGCAGACTGACCAAGGCTGGATATGACTACAACAAGGTACAGGCTGCAGTAAACAAGCTCGTCAAGATATCACAGATTACACAGGATAAGATCATCAATGCGGTTGCACATGAGGTTATTGCTGGTCGCTGGGGCAACGGACAGGAACGTATCTATAGGCTTAAGGCAGCAGGATATGATCCTGATAAGATTCAAAAGAGAGTAAATGAACTCATGAAGTAGGAGTTGACATGAACAGATTACATTTGCAAGACCTTGTAAGAGGCCACTATGGTAGAAAAATAGCATATACCAATGTAGATACTATTACACCGGATAATATTGTAAATGTAGTCGGTGAGTGTATAGGAGTATTTAACTGGAATAAGCCGATTATAAAGTATTTATGGAATTATTACAAAGGCGACCAACCAATAAGGTACAGGACTAAAGTAATTCGTGATGATGTAATTAATTACATCGTAGAAAATCATGCTTTCGAGATTGTACAGTTCAAGGTTGGACAAACTTACGGAGAACCAGTACAGTACATCAGCCGTAAAGATGATGACAATATCAATAATGCGGTTGACGATCTGAATGATTACATGGTAGACGCTTGTAAGCAAGATAAGGACATAAAGGCTGGTGAATGGCAGTCTGCCACTGGTACAGCATTTAAAGCTATTCAGTTTAATCCAAACGGTGATGTGCCGTTTAGGATTGTTACACCTTGTCCACTTAATACTTTTATCATATACAACAGCAGCACCGAAGAACCGATGGTTGCCGTCACGGAACTTAAGGACAGTGATGGTAAGTGGTATAAGCAATGCTACACAGCCACACATGAGTGCAAGATATATAACAGTACAGTTGCAGACTGGAGATTGCATGCTTACGGAGATATACCGATTGTTGAGTATCCTAACAACCATGAAAGAATAAGCGATATTGAACTTGTTATAGATATGCTTGACGCAATAAACAACATGCAATCCAACAGAATGGATAGCATAGAACAGTTTGTGCAGTCGTGGATTAAGTTTGTTAATTGTGACGTTGACACGGACAAATTTAAAGCCATGAAAGAAATGGGTGCCTTGGTTGTTAAGTCAACCAACGGCGTCAACAACGCTGATGTAGATGTTATGTCGCAAGAGCTTAATCAATCTCAGACTCAGGTTGCCAAAGACGATTTGTGGGATAACGTTCAGACAATTCTTGCAATTCCAACTAAGCAAGGTAACACAGGTGGAGATACGCAAGGAGCTGTCGAGTTAAGAAACGGCTGGGATTTTAGTAAGACACGAACAAAGTTAAAAGACCCGCTTGTCGCAACATCGGAAAAACGACTTGCAAAACTTGCGCTTAATGCAATCAGACTGTATGCACAAGATTTAAAACTGACGGTTAGAGATTTTTCAGTGCAGATAAACCATAGCCCACAGGATAATATGTACACCAAAGCTCAGACTCTGGTTGTTCTATTGCAGGCTGGAATACATCCACTTGTTGCAATCAAGACTGTTGGATTGTGGGGGGACGCAGAAAAGACATTTTTACTGTCTAAAAAATACTTGGATAAGATATATCTAACTATAGATAACGCAGAGCAGCAAGAACAAAAAGCACAAGAAATAGTAGATAATCTTGGCAACGGAGGTAATAACAATGGTGACTAGATATACAGTAGTCCAAGACGGACAAGTGTATGAACCGGGCGATGATGTACCTGATATGGGTAGCATTACCGCATTAGAGTCTAAAGGAAATTACAGAGAATACAACGCTTTGTCTAAGGATATAGATAAGCTACCAACATATGTGTCATTTGGTAGTTCGTGCTACATGATAGATACAACAGACTTATATAAGTTTGATGGCGAGAGTTGGATAAAACAAGAATAGAGAGGTGCGCACATGAATGCAGAGGAAGTATACGCATTACTCAATAAGAAAATTAAAAAGGGCGGTATCACCGATGACCAGATAAGACAGATTGTGGAGCAGCATTTTGAGGAGAACCCTGTTCAGGTTATAACTGATAATACCCTTTCAGTTGCCGGCACGCCGGCTGATGCATTAGCAACAGGAAGCGCTGTTGATTCACTAAAGGAAGACTTAGGTGATTTCTTTACTAAAACAGAATCCGTGAATAAATTCGATAAATTTTCGGTGGAAGAAAACGCTTTCTACAAAAATGTAAATGGAACGGTGACAAAATCAAGTATGACTGGATATGTGGCTTTTTTACTTCCGGTCAAAGGTGGAAAAACATACACAGTGAGTGGCACATCATATTCTGTATTGACTGTTGGTAATAATATGGAATATCTGGGGTACGCATGGAAATCTGGAGAAACAACATTTAATACGGATTTAGTAAGGCGAAAAACAGAATTAAAATATTTGGCTATATCGTTTAGAACGTCGTCATATCCTGTTGATACATACATGGCAGTTGAAAGTGATGTACTTCCAGAAGAGTACATACCTTATAGTGTACGAAAAGAGATAAACAAAGATGTCGAGATTGATTATTCACAAATCGTAGATGCCCCTCATAATGAGCCACAAATATACCATGTCGGTGTTGGCAAGGATTATACTTCATTTACAGAGTGTATTAAATCGTTATCGGAAAATGTGGCAAGCAAGATTGTGTATGTAGATAGTGGAATATATGATATTTTTGAAGAAATAGGTGGCTCAGAATATGCGTTATCAATTCCAGAATCATCAGAGGATTTGTGGAGAAATTATAATACTATTATACCTCCAAATACCAAAATTATAGGAATTGGAGAGGTTGTTTTCAATTTTCTTCCAACTCCAGAGCAAATGACATCAACAAGTGCAAGATATCTTTCACCGCTAAATGTTTCTGGAAATGTTGAAATTGAAAACATAACAATAAACGCTGATAATTGCAGATATTGCATTCATGATGAAACAAGCGGAATTGCCGAATTTACAGGAAGCACACATAAATATAGAAATGTGCACCTTAATAAAAAGAGAACTGCTATGGGAATAGATTGTGCTTTTGGGTGTGGGTTTAATGCGTCTGAAGTTTTTGAATTTGACGGATGTGTTTTCGAGTCAAACGATAGAGCTATTAGTTTTCATAACCGTACATCTGACAATGATGGGACAATCATTACAATAAAAAATAGTGCATTTATCACTAAAAAAGATGGTACACAAAGGTCGTTGCGGTTTGGAAATGTAAACAGCAAGCAAGCGCATATACTTGTTAATATATTTAACACATATATTAATGGACTTATAACAATACAAAATGAATCATCAGAAAAACCAAACGCGTTCGATATCTCTCTTTTTAATTGTGGTGAAAAAAAGTTACTGTCGAATGTGCTATAAATATTTATATTCCGAAGATATACAATTTTAGTTAATTAAATCGTGCTTTTTTACTTGAATTGTTGAAACAGGCTTGACAGGACGAACTGGGGTTACTCAAGGTAGCAAGAAAGGTGGTAAGCAATGATAATAAGAGCAGAAGAACCACAGCAAGAAGTTGTTATAAAAATAGATACCAAAGGAATAGCATGGGTGTACTTGTGTCTTAATGAAAGAATTAAGACGGAGGAATATGCAGAACCCGGAAAGCAGTCAAAAACACATACATACTATGAATATGATGGAACACAGTTTCATGCTCCTGTTGAAAGTCTTGACCTTAAAGACATCAATAACAATCCTCAGAAGTATGACGGCTATGAGCCAGCCAAAATACCGTCTGATATTGAGCGTATAGACGCACAAGTAACATATACGGCAATGATGACTAACACACTGCTGACGGAGGAATAGCCTATGTACGAAAAAATAAAAAAATGGTATCAAGTCTATCATATATGGAATGCTGAAATGGTCAAGCAAGCCCGTGATAAAGGACTGATAACAGAAGAGCAATACAACAATATAATCAATGGAAATTAGCAATCACGTTTGTGGTTGCTTTTTTTATACAAAATTTCGCAAGTGCCGTGAGCGTAGAAAACGGCAATGTCAATCGGTGGCGTTGCACCGTATAAAAACGTAGACATACGGAGGTAATCAATGAAAAGAGAAGATTTAGTATCAATGGGTTTGACCGATGAGCAGATCGAAAAAGTCATGGCTGAAAATGGTAAGGACGTTCAATCTGCTAATGCAAAGGCAAATAAGAACAACACAGAACTTGAAAGACTCAAAGCTATCGAAAAAGAGTATGAGGATTTAAAGGGGCAGAGTATGTCTGAGTCAGAAAAAAACGCCAAAGCTCTTGAAGATGCTCAGAAGAAGATAGCAGAGCTTGAAAAGACACAGGCAATTGCAAGCCAGAGAACAAGTGCAGCTGAGAAATTCAAGATTTCCGCTGAACAGGCAAAACTAGTGGTTAAGGATGATGGTTCCATGGATTATGACGCTCTTGGAAAGATTATCGCAGATAAAGAAACTGCCGCTGCCCAGGCTAAAGAGAAGGAGATAGCCAATGGCTCAACACCGCCGGGTAATGGTGGTACAGGTAGCAATTCAAGTGACACAAAGACGGAGGCAGAAAAAATAGCTGCCGGTCTTATTGAAAATCAAAATAGAAAAAATGATATTTTGAAACATTACATTTAAGGAGGGAAATATAGATGCCAAGTATGAATATGCAGTATGAAAAAACAACATACTCAGGTGATGTGCAAATTCTCAAGAGAGAGCCAAACGAGGCCATACCTCTTACTTTGGATTTTGAAGAAGTTACAACAAAGGTAAATGGCAAAAAGACAGTTAAAGCTGGAACTCCAATTGGTAAAGATGGCAAGGTTGATAACACAGCAACAGTGGTTGGCATACTTCGATTTGATGTAACAGAAGATAGACCACAGGGAGTTCTTCTTAAGAAAGCATATCTCAATACAGCGGTTGCAGAAAAACATTCAGGAGTAACATACGATGCAGCAGTCAAAACGGCTCTGCCAATGATCGTATTTGAGTAATTACAGGAGGTAAAAACATATGCTAGTAAATGAAGTTATTGACAGTAAGTCAATTGCGCTGTCAGCAACAGAAAACGCAAGTAATCAGATTCCATATCTTGGATTACAGTGGTTTCCAGAGAGAAAGAAACAGGGACTTGACCTGCAATGGATAAAAACACATAAGGGACTTCCTGTATCTCTTGCACCATCTAACTTTGATTCAATCCCAACAATCAGAGCTAGAGAGGGACTTTCCAAAGAGAAGACACAAATGGCATTTTTCCGCGAGGGAATGACCATAGGTGAAGCAGAAATGCTTGAAATAGAAAGAGCAAACACTGCTGATGATCCATACCTTGCAAGTGCTCTTAGTGCGGTATATGACGACACAAGCAGACTTGTAAGCGGCGCAGAAGTTGTTCCAGAGAGAATGAGAATGGCTCTCCTTTCAACAGTAAATGGACATCCAGTTATCACTATTAAGAGTGACGGTGTTCAGTATTCCTATGATTATGATTCTGACGGATCATACGCTACAGATCATTACATCAAGCTTGATGGAACAAGCATGTGGAGCGACACAACCAATTCAAAGCCGCTTACAGACCTTAACAATGCAAGAAAGAAGTTACAAAAACAAGGCAAGATTGCTAGATATGTGCTTATGAACAGCAATACATTCCAGTATTTGCTTGATAATGCACAGATAAGAAACGCAATTCTTGCACAGAACCTCACAGCAACTATTGAGGTTGACGATGATACTGTTATTTCAGTAGTGCAGAAGAGAACCAAACTTACTATCGTGCTTTACGATAAGATGCACATTGATGACGAGGGTAATGAACAGTATTTCTATCCGGATAATAAGGTTACACTTCTTCCAGAGGGTAATCTTGGCAATACATGGTTCGGCACTACACCAGAAGAGAGAACTGCAAGACAGGTAGCAGATGTTGATGTAACTCAGTATGGTACAGGAATTACAGTTGCTACAAAGACAGAGTACGGTCCACCAATGAAGATGTCAACATTTGCGTCTGAGGTTGTTTTGCCATCTTATGAGAATATGGATAGCACTGCCGTAATTGAAGTTCATCACGAGTAGGAGGCAACTTATGATATATCCCTATATCGTTGTAAAAGATGGGGTATGGTATGATGCCGGAAATGATGTCCCAGAAACAAGCAGACCAGAAGCGGAAAAAGTTGCTTCTGGTGTTGCTATTCATACCAAGACCGAAATCAACAGAATGTCAGCAGACGGTCTAAAAACGCTTGCAATATCAGAGGGTATAGATAATGCCGAAGACATGACAGGCGGCGCATTAAAAGAAGTGCTTATAGCTCATTTTGCTTTGTAGGAGGTTATATGGAATACACATTGGTAGAGCAAGTCAAAATACGAAAAGGTCAATATGAAGTCGGTGACGATGGCTCTATCAAGTGGACTGATCTACAGGATAATCCAAGAATAGAGCAGCATATTGAGGAAATTAAGCAGGAAATACGCAACAAGCGTAATTACCCATCTGATTACACAGATGAGCAAATAGAAGAAGATATGAAACGATATACTACCAATATAGTCAACTTGGTTGTATACGACTTATCTCAAGCTGGTGAGGAATACATGGCAAGTTTTGGCGAAAATGGAGTCAGCCGTAGTTGGATTGACAGAAATAAGCTGTTAGCTGATGTATTCCCATTTGTTGAGATATTATAGAAGATTGTGCGTTACCTAACAAGTAGCAGAGGGCATACATTATGGTGGTGGTGGGCAGTATGCAAACATAAGAGAAAGGCGGTAGATATATGCCAGTAGCAATAATTATCAGCATCATATCGGTTACTTTCTCTATTTTTTTTGGAGTTGTCAGCCTTGTGCTGAATATCAAGAATAATAGAAGAACTGATAACTCAGACCTAGAGGATAGAGTCCGAGAAAACACCCGCATAAATATGAAGTTAGATGCCATATCTAGCAACACTAAGGACATAAAAGATGAAGTCGTAGAAATGAGAAAAGAACTTAATTCTCACGACAACAGGATTATTAAGGTTGAGGAAAGTGTTAAGTCACTTCATCATCGAATAGATGGAATGGAAGCACGACTCAACGAAAACAAGGAGGTGTAAAGAATGGATGTTATACAGAATCTTATAGCCAACATGGCTATTATAATGTCTGTCATAGGCGCACTTACATTTGTTGTGGCGGTAATTACACAAGTAATCAAGGGCGTTGGTGTATTTAGGAAAATACCAACCGACATATTGGTGTTTGTACTGTCCATAGGCATTACCGTTGTGGCTTTTATCGCCTATATGCAGTACATACATATGACAATACTTTGGTATATGATTCTTGCAGCTATCCTGGCCGGATTTGTAGTTGCATTTGTAGCAATGTATGGTTGGGAAAAGTTATCTGAGCTTTGGAAGCGATTTGGCAAGGATGTGAAGTAATGTCACTTGAGATTAATAAACAATCTATGAAGTATGCTTCTTATGGCAAAGAAGTAGAGATATATGAAAAAGATGATGATGGCAATATAAAGTATTTCATTACAGAAGAGGGACAAAAAATACCTCTTATAGATCATAAAGAAATATCATATGAAGAGCCTGTATCATTTAGGGCTAATATCTCTTTCTCTGGCGGTGAAGCACAGGCAAAAGAATATGGCTTTGATGTCAACGATTTTGATGCAATCATAGTTACAGATAGAGGAGCATACCCTATCAAAAAAAGTGACATTATATGGCTTGATAGCAAAGTTGAATACACAGAGGATGGCTATATTGATAAAACTTCTGCTGATTTTACAGTTGTAGGAGTTAAGCCAGCTTTGCGGTCAACAAAATATGTCCTCAAGGCGGTGGTCAAGTGAAAAAAACAATAGATGTATCTTTGTCTGTGAGTAGTTTACAGAATGCAATCAAGGAGCTTAAAGCCTATCAAGCAAGGCTTAACCATAAATGTGCCATTATTGCTGAAAGATTGGCTGATGATGGTGTAGAAGTTGCTAGAGTGCAATTGGCGAATTTAGATGCTATCTTTAAAGGTGAGTTGATTGAAAGTATACAATCAGAGTGTATTACAGATACAGAGGGTAGTCATATTTGGGCGGTTGTAGCCGGAACAGATCACGCAGCATTTGTTGAGTTTGGAACTGGTGTTATAGGGCAAAAGAAACCATACAAAGGCGAATTACCTCCGGGAGTATCTTGGCAATATGCAAGCGGTCAAACAATCCACCAACTCAAAGATGGTCGAATTGGCTGGTTTTACAAGGATGATAATGGTCATTGGTGGTTCACCGAGGGTATGCCATCTAGGCCATATATGTACAATACTGCTCGTGAACTTGAAAGAAAAGTCAAGAACGTTGTGAAAGAGGTGTTTGACAATGGATAATGCATGGGCAATAGAACTTGGCCCGACAATATATAGCATTGTCAAGGCTAAAGTAACAGAACAACTTAAGGATAAATACCCAACGCTTAACGTTACAAATAAAGGTGAATCAGATCAACCGGCAGTATTCCCAACAGTCTATATTCACGAACTACCTGGAATGGAGTTGGGACAAGATTTAGAGGGACAGACAATCAACGCTGTAAGAGAAACAATACAGGTTGATGTGACTTCTAACAAGAATCACAGCGAATGTAGAAAGATTGTGTCCAAAATAACGGACATATATAAACAAATGAGATTTTCGGTCGCCGGAACACCTCAATACAGTGTTAATGGTGGAACCTATATATGTAACATGCGATTCAGCCGTGTGTTTGGGGCTGGTGACACAATATTATAGTTAGCAAATAGAGCCATGTGGCTCTTTTTTTATGCGCATTTTAAGGAGGTAAAGACATGGCAGTACCAGGATTAAGTACACTGGGTATTACTTTTGGTTATGGTGTTGAAACAACCGCCGGAGAAAAGCCAACGGCATTTACTCAGCTATCAAGAATCAATGAGCTTGGCGATGCTACAGCAGAACCAGAGCCTATCGACGCATCTGCTCTTGAAGATTATTCCACGAAAAACATATCTGGTAGAACTACTGTATCTGATACATATCCAGTAACAGTTAACTGGACACCAGATACACTTGCGGAATGGGAGAAAGTACTTGAAGAGCACAAGAAGTTGGAAGGAACAGGCAAATCCATGTGGTTTGAGACAATCACACCTGGATTTACCAAGGCAGAGTTTATTAAGGCTCAGCCACCATCAGTTCTTCCAGTGGCTTCAAAAGGTCAGAATGAACTTCTAACAGTCGAAATCAACCTTATACTCGAAGAGCTTGTTGGATTTGATACAAAGGTTGATTTTACACCGGGGGAATAGCAAACCACTCAGATACAGCCGTGCTGAGTGATGATAATACAAAAGATATAAAATCGGCTGATTATACGTATTAAGCAAACAAGGGGCAGTTTTCGGACTGCCCCTTTCCTATTAAGAGTAGGAGGAAAGGAAAATAGCATGACAATTACAATGAATGGCAAGGAATACAATATTAAGTTTGGTAATAAGGCAGTAGCTAGGGCTGGATTTATCAGCAAGTTGACAAGAATTGGAGTAATGCAGTCAAGTACAGACGATGGAGTTGGGGCAATAGAGGGAATGGAGCAAATGTATTTGTTAATGCCGCAAATTTTACTTGCTGGATTACAGGCTAACCATTCAGACGAGTTTGGTTACAACTTAACTACAGGAAAAGGCCGTGACGAACAGCTTAGTAAGGTTGAGGATATGCTTGACCATTTTGTAGACGAGGAAAATGGAGATTTTCTTAAACTTCAGGAGGATGTCTCAAACGAGATGCTTCACAATGGTTTTTTAAAGAAACTGTTCGAGGAAGAGATAGCAAAAGTGCAGAATCAGGCACAGAAATAATCCTTGAACAGGATAACAAAGATTTTAATTACGAAAATTACTGTAACGAAATACAACCACGTTGGTTAATGATAACCAAAGGCTATGGACTTACGGTTGAGGATATTGACAAATCTTGCCCAGCAGACCTTGAACCATACGAAAAAGCATATCATATGGCAGAGAAAGAACGCGACTCACAAGTATATGCGTGGGTAGGAACGTATATCAGGTCTGCTCTTTGCTTTGCAATAGATCATTGCCTTAACGGCAAGAAAGCAAGTTCAGAGTATCTTAAAGCTCCGCTTATGGAAAATGAAGAAGATAGGGTAAATAGGCTTAGAAATGAGTTTATTGAAGAACGATTAAAGGCAAAGCAAGAATGGGATAGGACACACAATATGATTGACGGCAAGGACTGATGTTTTTGCCGTCTTTTTTATTACAACAAGGCGGTGAAACATGGCAACAGTAGATAATCTTGAAGTTAAAATACATGCAAGTGCGACACAGGCGGTTAATGCAGTAGATAAACTGTCAAATAAGCTCGGCACACTATCTAAAACATTACAAGGAATTGATAGTAATGGTATAGCTAAATTTGCACAAGGTATGAACCAGCTTGCACAGGGCATGAATGCAATAAAAAATGTAAAAATGCCTGATTTTAACAGAGCTGCCAAGGGTATAAAACAATTCGAAAACATCAACAGCGCAAAACTTACAGCGGTTGCAAATAGCATAAGCCCACTTGCCTCCAGTATATCAGTATTAGGAAACATGCAGTTCAACAACAAGGGTCTTACGAACTTCATTAATTCCATTACAAGGCTGTCTAATTCAAATATTAATGGCATGAATATAAACGCCATAGGCCAGCTTGGAAATGCAATTGTAGGCTTATCTAACACGTTGCAAGGCGCTCAGAACGTTAGCACAAATGTAATTCAGCTTACCAATGCAGTTGGCAGGCTTGCCAATGCCGGACAAAAAGCAAGCATTGTATCAGCAGCATTGCCACAGTTGTCCGTTACGCTTCGCAATCTGTTTAATACCATGGCACTTGCACCGCAATTATCCACTGGAACAATACAGATGACCACTGCACTTGGCAATCTTGCATCAGTAGGTGCAAAAGCCACACAAACAGCAGGTGGACTAGGGACACTTGCAGCAGAACTTAAGAAGTTTATGCAAGTTATGGCTACAGCACCACAAGTTTCACAAAATGTAATACAAATGACTCATGCACTTGCAAATCTGGCAGCGCAAGGAAGTAGAACGGCAAGTGCAAGCAGAGGCATACAAAACAGTTTTTCCGGTATGGGCAACAGCGCTAAAAGTGCTAGAAAACATATATGGAGCCTTGCATCGGCAGTTGGAAAAATCTATGCAACATTTTGGGCAGCGCAAAGAGTTTTAAGTGGATTCAAAAAAGCCATAGACATTTCCTCTGACCTTACTGAGGTGCAGAATGTCGTTGTTAATACTTTTGGCCAATACACAGACAAATTAGAGCAGTTTTCAAAAACGTCGATAAAGACGTATGGAATGTCAGAATTGTCGGCAAAACAGACAGCTGGTAGATTTCAAGCTATGGGACTCGCAATGGGAGCCCCTGTTAAAGATATGTCTGATATGTCGATACAACTTACTGCACTGTCAGCCGACTTAGCTTCATTCTACAACATTTCACAGGAAGAAAGCTCACGTAAGTTGTGGTCGATATTTACAGGCGAGACGGAGCCTATGCGAGCTTTTGGTATTGACCTCACAAATGCAACCCTCAAAGAGTATGCAATGAAAAAAGGTCTTGACGCCAATATATCCTCTATGACTCAGCTTGAAAAAACGATGCTGAGATACCAGTATGTCATGGATAACACCAAGAATGTACAAGGGGATTTTGCGCGGACAAGCCAAACATGGGCTAACCAGTTGCGTATCTTGCAGGAACAAATAAAGGCGATTGCTGGTGTTTGGGGTAATGCATTTGTCAATATGCTTAAGCCTCTTGTACAGGCGCTTAATAAGGCTTTATCGGCGGTTTACACTTTTTCCGAAAAGGTAGTAAATGCCCTTGGCGCAATCTTTGGATGGAAACTAGAGATACAAAAGGGTTCTATATCTGATGATTTTGAAGGTGCTGCCGGTGCTGCTGATGATATGGCAAGCGGAACTAAAAAAGCCGCTAAAGCGGCCAAAGATTTAAAAACACATCTTCTTGGGATTGATGAGTTAAATGTTGTTGAACCGGATAAAGACACAGGCACAAACGGTGGTGGTGGTTCTGGTGGAGGCACTGGTGTAAGCGGTGCTGGTGGCAACAATGGACTTAAATACCAAATAAAAGAAACAGAGGGACTTTACAAGTCTAGCATCAAAAACCTTAACCAATTAGGCAAGTATATCAGTGATAGTTTGTCTAAGGCAATGGAATCTATTAAGTGGAATAGGGTATACAAAAAGGCAAAAAATTTTGGCAAAGGACTTGCCGACTTCTTGAATGGCCTCATTACTCCGAGATTGTTCTCTAATCTTGGTTCAACAATTGCCGGCGCAATAAATACAGCACTTACTGCTGGAAATACTTTTGCGATCAATTATGATTGGAAAAACTTGGGTAAATCGCTTATATCTTCAATAACTGGATTTCTCAATACCTGGGATGCTGGGCTTACAGGAGCAACATTGTCTAATTTTGCTATAGGCATATGTAAATATGTTGTTAGTGCTTTTGATACCGCAAATAAGGATAATCTCTGGCAAAAATTAGGGCAAAAAGTTGTTGATTTTATTTGCGGTATAAACTGGGGAAATCTTGTTTGGAATTTAGGCTCACTAATTGCCACTATGGCAAAAGAAATTCCTAAAATACCATTGCAAATTTATGAAGGTGTAGGCCAAGCAATAATTGATAAAGTATTTGGAGAAGGTGCATATAGCAAAATATCCAATTCAAAATTATTCAAGGGCATAAAAAAAGCACTTGAATATATTATTGCACCAATGAATTTAATTGTAGATATAATCAACAAGATCAAATCTGGTGTGGGCAAGTTGTCTCCATATACAGATAAGGTTGTAACAGTATTAAAACCCGCATTAAGCACAGTCTCAAATTTGTTAAGTACGGTTTATTCGGTTATTTCAAAAGTTGCCAATGCAATAGGTGAAAAAATTTCTCCGGCATTAAATTCAATAAAAACTGTGCTTTCGCCTATATTGTCTGTTGCATCAGCAATTAGTTCAGTTATTCGGCAATTAATTGGTAACTGGATTGTTAAAAAAATTGCGGATATAAGTGCAAAAGTCCAAATTGCATGGGATATTATTAAGTCTGTTTTAAATTCAATTACTGAAAAATTGAAAACACTTTGGGAATATCTCAAGAAAATTGCGGACAAATTAAGCAGTGTTGCAAAATTCGGAATGAAAACAAGCCCTATAGTTAGATTGTCAGGAATCATAAGCAACAAGTTCAATATTGATACGACCACCAACGGAAAGACTGATAAAGACTATAAAAAACTGAATAAATCAGTTCGCGGTGCTATATCGGCTTTTGATGGAAAAAATGTTGATTACAACGTAGACACGTCAGTAAATGATAATAAGACAGACAACGTAGCGACCATAAGAAATATAGGAAAATTATGGGCCGATACCTGGAAAGGCAAGAGTGCTAAGTACGATGCGCAAACCGCCACAAATGGACAAAATACATCAAGTAGCAGCATCTTATCCGGAATAGCTAATCGGTGGTCATCTGTATGGAAAGGCAAGAACGCCAAATATGATGCGCAAACCGCTATAAACGGTCAAAATGCAACTACAGGTGAAAAACTTTCTAGCATATCCAATATTTTCAGTCGGTACTGGAAAGATAAAACAGTTAAGTATAACGCAAATACCGCTGTTAATGGCAAGCCAACAACTAGCGGTAGTGCGGTTAAGTCAATTAATGATGCATTGCAAAAAAACTTTACTGGGAAAAGTGTACAGTACAATATTAAGACACAGACAGATGAGGGCTTAAAAAAACTTGGTGAAAATGCCGCAAACAAAATTTTCATGGGTATGTCCCAAAAAGAAATAAAATTCAATGTTAAGCAAGCATCAGACCCACTTAAGCAAGCAATGTCTGGTACATTTAGTTTTATGCCGACTTACGCAACCGGTGGATTTCCGGAAGATGGTTGGTTCCGTGCAAACCAAGGTGAGATAATGGGTAAGTTTGACAACGGAAAGTCTGTCGTTGCAAACAACGAACAGATTACCGCCGGTATAGCAAGTGGAGTTAGGCAAGCAGTTGATGACGCACTTACGCCTTATCTCTCCCAAATTGCCCGGAATACAAGGGAAACAGCAGATAAAGATACATCTATCAATATTGATGGTCGAACCCTTGTCAGTGAAACGGATAGGCGTAGATCACGTAACGGTCATCAATTTACAACAGCATAGAGGTGATAATATGGCACAAGGATTATCAAGTTTTTTAAATGTCAACGGTGTGGACTTTCCATGTCCCGCTGTTGGCTTTACTTATACTATTACAACGACAGTTAATGCCGGCCGTAATGCAAACAATGTAACTATCGGTCAAAGGATTGGCAGAGACTTGTATAAACTGGACAATATGAAGTGGGTCGGCCTTGAACCAAAAATTTGGCAAGCAATGTTAAAAGCGGTTGAACCATTTTATATTCCAGTTACATTTGAAGATTTTCGCACAGGTAAACCGATAACAATTATAATGTACCCAGGCGACAGAACAGCAGAACCATTGTTTGCAAGTCCAAAATCGCACATAGTAACTAAATATCGTAACTGTCAGTTCAACCTTATAGATACTGGTAGGTGATGTAATGCAAAATGTAAGCAAAAAATATAAGGAATCTATGAAGTCCCTTAACCGAAACAGAGGTTATATCAAAGCAACAATAGGCCTTGTAAATTCCCGAGCCCAAAACGAAATAAAACTAGACAAACAAACAAAAACAGTAGCATATTCTAATGACATTGCCCCTTTTGATGGCGAAGAAGTAACTAGAATATATGCTACAGCAGAACCTGGCATTGCTGTCCTCGATGGCAATGCTTTTTTCTTGCCTAGAATTGGCACTGATTACTATAACAACGGCATTGTAACTGCTGATATTATGGGAACAGTTACAATGGTGTTTGCAAATCCGCAGACTATTAAGGGCTTGACTGTCAATTTTGGGAAATGTTATCCGACTGAATTTGATGTTATTACTAACAATGGCACTACACGTTATCGTAACGCTGATGAAGTGTGGACAACGGAAGATGTTTTTACAGACATAACATTTATTACAATCGAACCAACTCAAATGCGTTACGGGCAGAATAGATTGAAAATATACTCATTTAAGTGTGGTCTTGCAAAAACATTTACCAACGAAGAGGTAATGGACTACAGTAGCAAAGAATATGTATCTCCAATAGCAGAAACCATACCATCAATGGATGTTATGATTAAAGTTGATAATCAAGATCAATATTACGATCCAGACAATCCAGACAGTGCAATACAGTATATGGGAATCGGTCAAGAGGTTAAAGTACAGTTTGGCTATGATGTAGACGGACAGGGCAATATTGAATGGTTGCCGGAGCAAACCACTTACTTATCCGCATGGTCGGCTAATAGTAGAGAAGCGACATTTAATGCTACAGATAGATTTACATTGTTAACCGGGCAATACTATAAAGGTCAGTATTATGCAAATGGGATTAGCTTGTACGATTTGGCACTGCTAGTATTGGCAGATGCAGGAATTACAGACAGTAGTAACTATTTTCTTGATAATTTTCTTAAAAATACTGTAACACACAATCCGTTACCAGTTGCTACGCACGCAGAGTGTTTGCAGATAATTGCCAATGCCGGCAGATGCACTTTGTCCATTGACAGGCAAAATAGGATTCATATACAATCCGCAATTACACCCACAAAAACAATATCATCAAATGGACAATTAGATTTTAGTGATATTGACAGCGTGTTACATGATGATAATGGAGCATTGACAGCTAAACAGTATGCAATGTTAAGGCTGACAGCAAGCAGGTATGATACATATAAATTAACAGCTTATGAGTATGCTACACAAGCAAAATTTAAACTTAAATAGTAGAGAGGTGATTTTTTGGCATCGCAAAATAAAACGGAGAATCTTGGATTATGCCAATTCGGTAATGATGATATTCCAGATTGGCGAACAGATTACACAGGAGACATGGACAAGATAGACAAAAGTATAAAAACAATATCAGATGAAGTTGCAGAAGTAAAAAAATCTGTCAGTGATAGAAATACCAAGATAGCCACAGCTATCACTGAAAAAGGAGTGGCTACAGAACCAACAGATTCGGCAGATGTGATGGCGGAGAATATTGGAAAGATACCGACAGGTACATCGAACTCTCAGATATTAAGCACAACAATGATATCCGGTGTGGTGCAGTGCCGAGTGACACACAAGATAGATAATACATTGGATTAAAGGAGGAAGTATATATATGTTGACAAATAATTTCGCCGGTCTTGTCAGCCTAAACTGTCAACCGGGTTCAGGCAATTATACTGTGTGTAAAACCACAGAAAATAAAACAGCTAGCGCAAGTTACTCTTGGTTTAGACAGCTGTTTGGTGCATCGTTGCTTTTAAAAAATGCGCCTAGCTCAGCCATAACCGGAGTTTATATAGTGTTAGGGACAGGCACAACACCAGCAACAGCGGCAGATATAAAGCTTGAAAATGTGACAGAAGACTATGAGATCGTCACACAAACTAAAGATATACCGCAGACATTTTCAAGTTCAATTATAACTATCACTAGAGTTATACGAAATACAGGTAATGCACCACTAACCATATCAGAAGTAGGGTTATATGCGAGTTATGCAAGTGCTTTCACGGGAGCAATGATGTTAGCACGTGAAGTTATCGAGCCGGTAACACTGCAACCAGGCGAAAAACATTCATTCACAATGGATTTGTGCGTAGAATAGGAGAAGATGCAGAGCATGAAAACAGCTTACGCAATGTGTAGTACCGGGTTTTCACGACTTGACAGCGGGAACCTTTGTTTTTTACCTAAAAACAAAATATATAAAGAAGTAGGATATGTGAGCAAGGAAATAGCAAACGGCATTGGCGAGTTTTCTGCAAATCCTACAATTATTCTCAATTTAGATATATCTTACAGTTGGTATGGATTTATAATTAATTTTAGAAATTGTAAACCTCTTGAATTTACTATAAAAACTTATGATAATGATACGCTTGTTGATGATGTTGTTATTACCGATGTAGATAGCCTTAACTGGACAGACTACAATCGTTATGGCTCTGCGAACAAAGTTGTTATAGAATTTACAAAAGTTGAGCCATACGCAAGAGTGTCAATAGACTATGTTGGAATTGGTGACGCAACAGACTATGAACTGTCCAAAGATGATATGTTTGATACACTAACTGTTACGATGGAAGATAAATTAAAGTCAATTACCGTTCAAAAACAATCATATAAACCCGGCACCGACAAAAAAGAACTTGTGTCCGAAAAAATTACTGTCAATTCAAACAACAATATTGTAAAAGTTGACTTTTCAGCACCTAGTCACGGTTATACCGCCATCACTGATGCAAGTAATGTGGCAGTTACAGTTGTAGAAAGTGGTGCATATTATTGCATTTTAAAATTTGATGGACTAACTGACAAAGATACAACACTTACGTACACAGTCAGTGGATATGAGTATGTTGTGGACACTAAAGGATTAACCCATAGATACAATAACAACGGAGCCAAAACAGTTAATTGGAGCAACCCACTTGTTGATAATACAGAAGTAGCTAGTTTGCTTGATGATTGGTTAGCGAATTATTACCTAGGTGCAGTTGATTATTCAATAAGTTGGCGTGGAGACCCTAGCGTAGATGCCGGGGATTTATTCAATCTGATTAAAACCAATAGTTCAACAGCAAAAATTAAGGCTTATCAAAATGAACTTACATTCAATGGTGCATGGAGTGGAAAACTTAGTGCCAGAAAGGTGGTGGAATAGTTGTGGAATGAACCAAAAACGGACTGGAAAAGCGGTGACGCAGTTATATGGACGGATTACAACCGAATAAAAAATAACATAGAATATTTAAAACAAAGAGCTGAAGATTTGTGTGGACCAGTTACAGGTTATCAAACCATGGGTATTGATAAGATGTATACAGATTTTTATTACGCAGACGAATTTAACGCATTTGAAAACAACATTGCACGGATTAACAGCGTAGTATATCCACAAGACATAGGTGCCAAACAGACGTTTTATGACAATGGAGCGTTTATTAGCTCAGCAGAGATAAACAGACTGGAAACAGCTTGTCAACTTATTAAAGATGCTTTAGACAGTATTAAGCCTAGACGTATACCATTTAAACTAGGTGCATACAAAGATATAAGAATATAAGGAGATGAATAAGATGGCTTTGAAAACAAATTATAAAGAGGATGTACTTGCTGCATCTAACACAAAACGTAAGTACAATATGATTACTAATGATGATGGAACGGTTAGCTTTGAAGATGTGACTGAATACCAGCAAACAGGTGATAACTTTGGTGCAGGCGATGTCAACCAAATATGTGAAGCTGTCAACTTAGCAAGCTCCACTCTGGATAAACTAAATTCTAATTTTCAAATTGTGGGTCAAGGATATGTCACGTTTGTTTTTCCAGCAGGGGACGACAAGAAGGGACAATATCAAGAAGTAACACAAAACATTCTTGTGCCAGCAGGGACTGATGAATTTATTCCAATTATATCATATCTTGGAATTTCTACTGAATCTTCTGTGCCAGCAATGCAGTTAATAGGGCCAAGTTACGATGCATTTGATGCATCAAAATCGGCGCAAAAAGTTCCGTTAAAATTTGCTGCAAATACAGACGGCTCTCCGTGGACAATACGTGTATTTTGGCTTGCAATCAGAGAAATTATTTTATAAAACAAAGCGGAGATTGTGATTATTCACTTTCTCCGCTTGTTTTTGTTTCATCCCATTCGTCAAGACTCACATATTCTCCACTTGTCTCTCCATCAATATTGAGATAGACAACATCATATATAAAATTGTCAGTATCATATACTAACATTTCTACAGTAAAATCACTTTTAACCTCAGCTCCAAATGAATTTGTGCTATATACATAACTTTGCACCACAACAAGGTGTCCTTTTCGTTCCATGGCAATATCACCCTGACCAAAAACAGAAGATGGAAAATCTGCCGACTTAGGATTTTTCAAGCAACTTTCAACAGTTTCTTTTGCCATATCCCAGTAAGATTGAAATTGCAAACCAGATATATCCGTTGCATTAACCTCTTCAGTAGTAGTCTCTGTTTCCTCCTCAGTTGCTTCTTCCGTGGTTGGCGTCTCAGTTGTCTCTTCAGTTGTGGTTTTTTCAGTAGTAACCATTTCCGTAGTATTATAAGCAACTTTTTTATGCTCCGATTTAGGTTGGTTCACACAACCTATTCCAAGTAATATTCCGCCAACAATCATAGAACCAAAGATGCCTATTATAAATGGCATAGCTTTTTTATTTTTACATAATAATATTATAGTCAATGCTACACATATGCCAGCCCCTAAAAACATTATTATTGCTCCAAACACAATTAAAAAGTTACTCATTTGTATTCACCTCTCCCATGTGGTATATATTACAGTCATAGTACCATGTATTTCCCCGAATTACCATATATTATGACAAAAAATTTGACTTCTATTTTAATTTATTTGCACATATAATATAAGTATACAAATGACAGCGAATTTGTATAGGGGGGTATAAGGTTGTGGAAGAAAAAAAGAAAGAAATAACAGATACAGTACAAAAGATAGCAGACGAACGCATAATTAACATACTATATGCTTATGTTATGAATCTCATTAAGTAAAACAAACCCCAAGAAGTACCATTTGGTATTCCTTGGGGCGTTTTTTATTTCTTTGAAATTGAATCAATTAATTTTTCAAGGCTATCCCAACCATTTTCATCAAGGTTAGCAAGAGCAACAATCAATCTTTTTTTGAAAGACTCATCATCTGCTTTGGTGATCTCGGCAAGCATTTCTCCGAGCTGTTCTTCCTTGCTCTTCTGTATGAACATTTCTCCTTCGCCAGTTCGCAGCCATTCTTCATTGACATTAAATTCTCTGCAAATATCAGAAATAGTTCTGTCTGACGGAGTTTTTGTTCCGATTTCCACTTGGGCAATAAAATTTCTCGACAAACCGATTTGCTTAGAAAATTCTTCTTGTGTCATACTTAAAGACTTTCTTAAGCTCTTTATCCTTTCATTCATCTTCAAGCCTCCTTTCATCATTACTATACAGCAAAAAAGTCCCTAAGTCAACAAAAAACTATTGACAAGATGTTTCTGAGGGACTATACTGTGTTTACAAGGTCAACAGAAAGGAAGTGAAGTGAATGAGCGAAAAGGAAAAGCAGATAGTTGAAAAACTCAAAGAGACCTTACCGAACATGTCAGATTTTGACAAAGGCTATTTATTAGGCAAGGCAGAGACACTGGCAGACGTAGCAGAGAGCAGTTCAGAGAAAAAGGAGTAGCCATGGACGCTAGAAACGAAAAGCAACTTCTCAGCACGCTAAAGAGCATTGGCCGCACTCTGGACCATATTGAGAAGTTGCTGAAAGAAAAGAACTACATTGACGGCAACGCCTTGTCAGAGGCGATCACGTCAAATACGGACGGATTTAATTTTCAATCCATTCGTGATACGCACCAAGAATGTGAACCATCAAATTAAGCGTTTGTTCTGTGGTTGCGTGTTGTAACTCTGCTATATCAGACGGATTGAGTAAGTTGTATTCCTTATTGTTTAGGTTTAGGGGAATATCGCTCAATGTCTGCTGGAATTTGTCAGAGTTCAAATACTCAACGAAATCCTCAAAGGGTTTCATTACATCACCTCCTTATGGGGGATTATAGCATAGGAAAGGAGAAGAATGAACGAGATACAGTTATTTACAGACGGTGAATTTAATATGAGAACCGCCGTTGTAGATGGAGAGCCATTGTTTTGTTTGGCAGATGTTTGCAAGGCGTTAGACATTCAGAACCCATCAAAGGTCGCTCAGCGATTAGATGATGATGAACGCACTAAATTAGAGTTAGGGCGTCAGGGTGAAACAAACTTTATAACCGAGAGTGGCTTATATGCGGTTATCTTGCGAAGTGACAAGCCAAACGCAAAGAGTTTTCGTAGATGGGTAACATCTGAGGTACTTCCATCTATCCGCAAAACAGGTGGCTACAATAAGCCACTTACAACACTGGAGCAGATTCAGCTACTTGCTCAGGGCAATACAGAGCTTGCAGAGAGAGTGGACAGGGTTGAGGACAAAATAGGTAGTCTTGAAAACGATATGCCCTTATACGGCTGTGAGATAGATGAGGTTCAGAAACTTGTCAAGCGCAAGGTGGTATCAATCTTAGGTGGTAAGGATAGTGAAGCATATGCCGACAGGAGCATAAGAAGCCAGACATTTAGAGATATGTATGGTCAGCTCAAGCGTGAATTTGGCTGTGTTTCTACTTATAAGAGTATCAAGCGTAGGTACATAGATGATGTTCAGAACTTTATCAGTAGCTATTCAGCACCCACGGCACTTGCCGAACAGATAAACAATGCTAATTCTCAGATGAATATGGGTCAGTATTGTGATGCCAGGAGGTGATTGCGTGGGAAGAAATTTAGACACGATTATAATTCGTGTCTTGTGCACACTGATGGCCATTATGTTTTATGTAGCCATCATATTCGTACCTGTAGGGGTGGAACTATTTAACATTTCTTTACCCATTTGGGTAAAGATATTGATTATTTTGACATTTGCAGGAGTAGTTTTTCTGATGTTGGCAGTTGAGCAAAAGATGGAAACTATAGAGGAGGAAAGGAATGAGAGAAAAAAATATTAGTGATTGGCCAAACAATAATGCGGTAATCGCCGGATGTGTTGTTGATACACCTATATATGAGTTCTCAGTAGGTAATAAGTCGTATTATCGCGTGATTATAAGTGCAAGGCGACTGAGTGGAACAGAGGATTTAGTGCCTTGTTATATTGAAGATAGTAAGGTCTCATATATCAGCAAATTTGATTATGTAGAGGTAGTCGGATATATCCGCACTAAGCATGTTGTCGATTCAACAGGTGTAAATCACACAAAAGTATATATAGAGGTACATGAGGTCAAGCCCTATACGTGTGATAAAAACAGAGTCGATTTTATTGCCCACAAGTTTACCGATGTAGAGATCAGGGCGACACCTAGAGGATATAGGGTTTGTGACACTAGGGTAATCAATAATCTTCCTAATAGGATTGGAAATCTGATTCCTATTCTTTTGTGGAGTAACAATGCTGAACTATTTGCAAGAGTGCCGCTTAATTCTATTGTCGGCATAACTGGTAGATTTCAGTCAAGGGAATACAACAAATTTTATGAGGATGGCACCGAAGAGAAAAAGACAGCTTATGAGATATCTGTCTCAAGATTTGAAGTGCTTGAAGAAAGAAAGGAGAAAAAAGATGGAAATTAGTTGCGAAGGGACATGTAATAACAGCAGCGCAGACAGTGTGACTATTCCTCGTGATAGATATGAGGAATTAATAGATATGGAGACGAGAGCCGATGTGCTCATAAGTGTAGCAAGAAGAGAAAAGTATATAGATCTGGATGTGGTACTTATTATACTTGGTGAATTGCCACTGGAGGTAGATAAAAAATGAGAATCAGTTTGAAAAAGTTAATTTTAGAAAACTTCATGTGTTATGCACATAAGGAAATTATTTTTGGGGATAACACTAAGATTGCTGCTTCCAACGGCAAAGGGAAATCCTCAATAACTAACGCTTATATGTGGCTGTTGTTCAACTGTGATTATCAGCTTTCTGATAATCCACCTATTCGCCGTATGGTTGATGGTAAGACTGTAGATGACGCGGATGTGTCAGTTACGGCCGTGTTTGACGTTGATGGCAAGGAAGTCGTCATGCGTAAGTCTCAGAAGAGGAAATATAGCAAAGATGGCAGCAGTTACAAGGATGATAATTCTTATTCAATCAACGATGTGCCTAAGACATTAAGAGATTTTAATGCATATCTTGACGTTGATATGTCTATTCTCAAGATGTGTAGTAACATCAATGCATTTTTGTCGAAGAAACCAACAGAAATGAGAGAATTTCTGTTTGGATTAGTAGATGGCGTATCAGATGTTGACGTCGCAAAAAGCAAGGTTGAACTTGCTGAACTTGTTCCACTCCTTGAAAGGTATACGGCAGACGAACTTTCAGCAATGAATAAAGCTACAAAGTCCAAAGCTGCAAAGGAGTTACCAGTTCTTGACGGACAGATAACAGAAAAGGAAAGAGATATACAGATCAAACAGTCAGTAGATATATCCGCCTTGGAATTGCAGAAAAATGCAATTAAAGAAAAACTGAACAAGGTCACAGAAGATCAGCTGGACATGGATAAGGTAGCTGCTGAACATGACAAAATTGCAGATAAGATTCTAAAGTTAAAATTCAAAATATCCGCAATGCAGAATAAGGCGAACGAGGATCTTGATTGCAAGAGAGCAGCACTTAGAAGTGCGATAGATGATTGCAAGACTACTCAGATGAGTGTAATCCAGGGGATTTCTGATAACGACTGGGATATTGACCAGTCAACAAGAACTTTGAGTATTTGGAAATCAAAGAAAGAAAAACTAGTGGCTGAATGGAAATCCGTTAATGCTGAGAAATTTAACGAACTTACTACTATATGTCCGACTTGCCATAGAGAATTTCCGGCAGAAGATATCGAAAGACTTAAGAGTGATTTTGCACAGAATCAAGCCGAGCGACTGGCAGCAGTTGAGACTGATGGCAAGGCCGTAGCTCAGAAGATCAAGGAGATTGAGGAGCATATAGAAAAACTTAAAAAATGCAATGAACTCAATCGAAAGACTGTTGCTGATACAGAAACAAAGCTTACCAAGCTTGAAGAAGAATATAACGCACTTCCATTATGCATTGACATATCAGATGATGATGAATATATCGGTGTGATGGCGCAGATAGAAGCACTTGAAATCAATATGGCTGGTATGGAGACAACAGCCACAAGGGCGAGACTAAAATCCGAAGAGACCGCACTCAGGCAGGAGTTAGCTGAGTGCGAAGCCAAGATCGCTAAGTCTGATACAGAAGCTGACGAAACAAGGCTTGAAGAGTTGCTGGCTAATAAGCGCAATCTTGGACAGGCTCAAGCGGATGCACAGAAGATTCTTGATTTGTTAGATGATCTTGATAAGGCCAAAAATGAAGTTCTCACAAATGAAATAAACAAACATTATAATTTGGTAAAATGGCAGCTATTTGAATTTGCTAAAAACGGCGGATATAAGTCAACATGTATTCCTACTATAGACGGGAAGAGTATTCTTACCACGATGAGTAACAAAGGGAACAGGATTCTCGGTAGAATCGATATTTGCAATAGTATTCAACAGATTAGCAATGTGGCTTGTCCTATCTGGCTTGATGATGCAGAGAGTCTTGATTCTGCAAATCAGCAGAATGCTGTAGACATGGTAGATGGTCAGATAATAATGCTTGCCGTAAACGACAACGAGGAATTGGAGGTAATGTGATGAGTAAGGCATTAGAAGTAGCAAGAGAACTTGTAAGGCAGCTTGAAGAAGCAGAAAGAAAGAACAAGGTAGAATTATCAACCTTAGCACCTGGAGATGTGTTTGAGATTGGAAAGAACGACTTTATTGTGCTTGAACAGATGAGTTTCGAAACCAAGGTTATTTCCAAGGATTTTATGGCCGAAAACATAGTTTATGATGAGGATTCAAAAGATTACAACGAGTCCAACCTTAAGAAAGTGATTGAGGATGAGATTCAGCCGATAATTGAGTCAGAGGTTGGGGAAAACAATCTTGTTGAACATACTGTTGAGTTAACATCAGTTGATATGCAGCATGAATTTGATGATTGTAAATGCAAGGTAAGACCTATTACTTTTGATGAGACTAGGAAGTACAACAACTTACTCCCTAACAAAGAGCTAGACGATTGGTGGTGGACATGCACTCCTTGGAGCACTGCCGAAAGGGGCTGTAAGTACAGCATAGCCGTTGTTTCGTCCGCTGGCAATTTCAACTACGGCCACTGTTACTTCAATGGCGGTGTTCGTCTAGTTTGTATCTTAAAATCTAATATCTTTGTATCAAAGAAAGGAGAATAATCATGGCAACATTAACGATGAGAGTATTACAGGAGCAGATCAATGATCTCAGAAATGAGATTGCAGTGTTAAAGGCAACTTCAAAGTCAATCAATCTTCCGGAAGGACTCGGTATTGGAGATACATTTGAACTTGCAGATACAACGTGGAAGATTCTTGATATCACAAGTGCTGGATATATTTGTCTGGCTGATAGCATTGAAGATATGAAGTTTGATTCAGATTCAAACAATTGGGAAAACAGTGGTCTTCGTAGCTATCTTAATGGGGAGTTTTTTGAGAAGATGACCGCAGAAATAGGATTGGAAAATATAGTTCCGTTTGAGAGAAATCTTTTATCTCTTGACGGTCAGACAGAATATGGCAAGTGCGAGGATAAGGTTTCTCTTCTTGCTGTTGACGAATACAGAAAGTATAGAAGCCTCATACCAAACACCAAAGATTATTGGTGGTGGCTTGTCAGCCCTTGGAGTACGCCATGCAACGATTACAAAAAATCCGTTGCCGTTGTTTCGCCCGCTGGCAGTATCGGCAGCGGCAACTGTAACGTCTATAACGGTGTTCGTCCGGTTTGTATCTTCTCATCTTCAATCTTTGAATCAGGAGATTAAGTGATATGGCAGATAAAGAGTTTGGAGTGATTTCACAGGCAAAGAATTTGGCTGAACACACTTTTCGTATAACTTCAAATTGCAATAGATACCCAAAGAAATACAGATTTTCGCTTGTTGACAAAATGCAGAACAAAGCATTGGAAATATATGAATATTTGTATGAAGCAAATAGAACGAATTGGGAAACTTGCCTTGAAGAAAGATCAGAACTGCAGACAAAGGCTATAACGCATTGCGATGAACTTTTATTTTACATTGAATTATCAATGAAATTGAACATTATCAATGTGAAAAGCATGGAATACTGGTCGAAAATGGTAGCCGATGTTAAGCATATGGCAATAGCCTGGAGAACTGGTGATAAGAAGAGGCGGGCTGATAGCGAAGATAATTAAAAATATAGGTTACACACTGTATAAACCGTTGTTTCGTCCGCTGGCAATATCAACAACAACAACTGTAACAACAATAACGGTGTTCGTCCATTCTGTATCACACAGACAGTAAGAGTAGGCATTAAGCCGAAATCAGATAAAGATACAAAAAAGTGTGTGACCTTTCCCAAAAGGATAAATACAAAGGAATTTTTACTATGGATAAAGATGTTATATGTGATTATGGAAACCTGTATAAAGCATATAAAAAAGCTAAAAGTGGTAAAAAACATAATTCAAGTGCTGCAAAATTTGAAGCAATGAGCCTTGAAGGGCTTCATATGTTGAAAGAACAACTTGAAAATCGGTCATATCGGGTGAATCCGTATAACGAGTTTAAGGTCTACGAACCTAAAGAAAGAGTGATTAAGTCATGTTCGTTCAAAGATAAGGTAGTTCAGCATTGCTTATGTGACAATATTTTGCTTCCAAGGTTGAAGTATGAATTTATAAAAACAAACTACGCAGGGCAACTCGGCAAAGGAACCCACTTTGGTATGGATTGTTTGAAAGAACACATGCTTGAATTTTATAATCAGCACGACCTTGACGGTTGGATTTTGAAGTGTGATATTAAAAAATTTTTCTATCAGATAGATCATGAAGTGTTGAAAGATATAGTCGATTACTATTTTGATGACGAATACACAAAATGGCTAAATCATCTATACATTGACAGCACTGCTGGTTTAGGACTGCCACTTGGCAATCAGGTAGCACAAGTATATGCATTGCTTATGCTAAATGGGTTAGATCATTTTATAACCGGTGAGCTAGGAATTGAATTGTATGGTAGATACATGGATGATTTTTATCTGATTGCACCAAGCAAAGAATACTTGAAACATTGTCTGGATTGCATAAATCAATTTGTAGCAAGACTGGGATTATCACTTAATGGTAAGACACAGATAGTCCCGTTTAAAAATGGAATTTTATTTACAGGTTTCCATCACTATGTAACGAAAGATGGAAAGTATATACGGAAATTGAATGGTAAAAGTAAGCGAAAGATTTATAAAAAGCTAAAAATTTGGACGAAACTTGTTAATGATGGCAAGATGACAGAGAAAAAGTTTTATGAAAAATATGGTGCTTTGAAAAATCACATGTTGCATGGCAATTGCGTAAAATTGTGTCATTCCATGGATGCATATGTAGAGGAATTGTTAAGTAAATCAAGTAAAACAAGGAGAAATAAATATGGTTAAGTGTGACAAAGGATTTGTTGAAATCAAGGGTTCCAAGAATGAGGTTACAGCTGAGACATCAGTACTACTTAGATCTTTACGTGAACATATAAGTGAGAACGAGTTTGAAGAGGTTATTGAAAACTCAAAAAAGACTTATGATGAGATTGAGGCAGAAGCCAGGGAAGTCAAGAAAAAAATTATTGCAGAAATTTTAAAAGAAGTACTACATGAGGAGGATAAATAAATGGAAGATAGTACACAGATAATTGCAACAGAGCAGAAGAAAGAGGTAACAACCTCAAACAAGGTGACTGATTATAGTCTTGGTATATTTGGTACATCCGATAACTTCATAATGGCTATGCAGATGGCTAAGGCACTGGCAGAGTCAACTATTGTACCACAGACATACCAGAAGAACCCATCCAATTGTCTTATCGCTATTGAGCAGGCACAGAGAATGAGAATAAGCCCTCTCATGGTCATGCAGAACCTGTACCCTATACAGGGTAGACCATCATGGAGTTCTCAGTTTCTTATCGCCCAAGTGAATAATAGCGGTAAATATGACATTGAGTTACAGTATGAGGAAACCAAGGATGCAAACGGTAAACCTTTCTCATGCACTTGTTGGACTTTGAAAAAAGGCAGGAGAGTAGAGGGTATGACTGTAGATATGCAGATGGCTAAAGATGAGGGATGGCTCGGCAAAAATGGCAGCAAATGGAAGACAATGCCACAGCTTATGCTTAGGTATCGAGCTGCATCGTTTTTCTCACGTCTTAACTGTCCTGAATTAACGATGGGATTATACACCAAGGAAGAAGTTGAGGATGGTGATTTTAAGGAATATACAATTGAGGATGTATCAACACAGGTGCAGAGCGATCTTGAAAATGCCAATTCACAGGAATTTGCTGAGGACGAAGAAGTACCAGAGTTTGCAAAGTAAGAAAGGAGTTTTTTATGAAGGCAAAGTGTGAAATATATTTGGATAAAATGCCTGGCAGCTGCCGGGAGTGCAAGGCATGGTATATTGGACCATGTTCTCTAGATTTTAAATGTAAACTTATGGAATTAAAACAGATCAAATGTGCAGACGTATCTTTTGAGTTTAGAAATGGCAAAAGACATGAAAAATGCCCATTAGAAAAATTGGAGAAATTAAGTAATGAAGCTTAAATGCATTTCTACTGGTAGCATAGGTAATTGTTACTTACTCACAAATATAAGCAACCAAACACTTATTCTTGATTGCGGAGTGTCAATCAAAGAGATACAAAGAGGCCTTGATTACAACATTAAAGATGTTGCTGGTGCCATTGTAAGTCATGCTCATGGAGACCACATCAGGGCAGCAGTTGATTTGAAAAAACTGGGTATACCAGTGTGGAAACCATTTGAATCTGTTAGTAAGGCTGTAAAAATGGGAGAGTTTACAATTCGTTGTTTTTCTCTCCCACACAACGGCACTTTCAATTGCGGATTTTTGATCAAGGTTGATGGGCAAAAAATGTTGTACATGACGGATTTTGAGTATTGCCCAATGATATTTAAAAAGCAAAATATCGACCATATGTTAATTGAATGTAATTACATCAAAGATATGGTCGATACTGATGCTCCGAATTACACTCATAAGGTACTTGGCCACTGTGAATTAGCTACTTGTAAGGAATTTGTTAAGGTGAATGCTACAGATAGCTTACAGAACGTCATATTGTGCCATTTGGGTATTGATACAAGCAATGCCGGCAGAATGGTTGCTGAGATACGTAAAGTGGCTAAAAACGCAAATGTGGACGTTGCAAGAGCCGGAGTGGAATGGCAGTTGAGAGCAAATGATGAATGCCCATTTTAAGCAGAAAGGAGTACAAAAGATATGGCGAAAGCAAATGAAAAAGTACATGAGTACAGAATGTCCGGTGCAGCTTGGTTGTTAGAGATTATCAAGCGTGAGGGCATAGAGAAAGCAGAAAAGGAACTGGCCAAACGTAGAGCATGTTTTGTTCCACTTGAAATTCCGACGTCAAAGATGCGTGAATTTGAGCAGAAAGTTAAATGGAACACGATAGATACAGTGGTCTTATTATCATGTGCAACATTGCACGATGAATTTGGATTTGGTCATGATAGATTATGTAGATTCATTGAGCGCTTTATGCTTAAAACTTCTTGCCTTGCTGACGAAGATGTGAAGTGGCAGGACTATATAGATACATTACAGAAAGAGGTTGGGATAACCTTTACAATTAGACAGAATGGAGAGAAATAGTATGAACAAAGTAATTTTGATGGGTAGACTTACCCGTGATCCAGAAATCCGATATTCACAGAATGGCGATCAGATGTGTATAGCTAGATATACATTGGCTGTAGATCGTAAATTTAAGAAACAGGGCGATGGGCAGACAGCGGATTTTATCAACTGCATTGCATTTGGCAAGAGCGCTGAGTTTACAGAGAAGTACCTTAAACAGGGCACTAAGATTGCCATAACTGGTAGAATCCAGACTGGTAGTTACACCAACAAGGATGGCAATAAAGTCTATACGACTGATGTTGTTGTTGAGGAACAGGAATTTTGTGAGAGTAAGAATGCGAATAACAGCAATAGTCAGCAGTCCAATACAGCAAATGCAAGCAATCAGCCAAGCTTTGGCAACGACTTTATGAGCATACCAGAGGGCATAGAGGACGATTTACCATTTAAGTAGGAGTGATAGCAAATGAGTGGAATTAAAGGCTATACAGCGGAAGAAGTCGCACGAGATGCAAAGCAAGAACTTATTAGCGATTATGAACTTTGCAAGTGTAATTTAGCTCAAATCAGACAGCACGAAAAAGAAATTGCAGATATACGACTTGCTTACAATTCAAAGATAGTAAAATACAGGGAGGAAAGCGTAAACAGAGTTCTTGACTTCATAAGAAGTGAATATAGGGCAGGCAGAATTTGCGACCTTGAAATATTGCTTTGCCACTGTCAGAACAAGTTAAATGGCAATATTGACGGAACAGAATTAGACCTTGATGAGCATTTAAGAGGAGTTCCTTTTGAGAAAGTGGGTGATGGTGAATGAGCGCAAGAAAAGGGATAAACTTAAAGCGCGTGAAGAATCAACTTGAATTACTTGAAGGTATACTTGGGCAGGATGCTACATCGAGACGTAAGAACATATCAAGCAGGCGTGCATTAAGAATCGCTCAAGCGTGTGTTGACAAACAGATAGCCAAACCGCTGGAGTCATGGGGCGCATATCAGTGTTGCCCTAGTTGCGGAGTGGCATATATATTCTTTGACAATTACTGTCCGGTATGTGGACAGAAAATTGATCAGTAGGAGGTAGAGAACAATGGAAAAGCTAACGATTGATGAGATAATAGGGCATTGCGAAAGAAAGACAGAGCAATATGAACGATTTTACAAGAGAGAATATTTTGAAACAACGCCGTTGATTAGTTCGACAATAAAAGAGTACTGGGAACACAGACAGGTTGCGGAGTATTTAAAAAAGTTGAAAGATTATGAGAACTTAGAGGAACAGGGCAGGCTTATCAAGTTGCCTTGCAAGGTGGGAGATACAGTATATGCAATTGGATTTAATAATAATAAACCAATTATTTATGAATCGGTTGTATTAAGCGTACTGATTACTGAAAAAGAAATTGCTTTCAATGTAAAAGTTGATGAATTTGAAATCAATTCGCAGTTAAAACAATCTATGTTTGGTAAAACAGTATTCCTCACAAAATCCGAAGCCGAAGCAAAACTGAAAGAATTGGGAGGTGGAGAAAATGAGTGATAAGCAGAGCAATCTCACAGACAAAGAAATGGAAGATTTACAGAGCATAGTAACTGACACATTAGCAAGTGTATGTGCTATGGCAGATAAGCACAACATCGACAGAGATAGTATGCTGAAATACTTTGCTGATATGCTCACAGCTTTTACAGAAGTGGCAAGCATACAGAATTATGAAACTAACCACACCAATGCCGACAGGATAAGGAATATGTCGGATGAAGAGTTGGCGGAGTTTTTGGCGTATAACGCATACTGTGAAGAGTGCTATGTGAAAAAAGATGATTCTTGTTGCTATCCAGATGGAACCTGCAAGCAAAAACATCTTGAATGGCTTCAATCAGAAGCAGAATAGGAGAGAACATGAAGTATATAAGCAATGCAAAATATGGAGAGCCTGTTGAGTCTGGAACTATCTACAGGGGTGACAACAAAAGATTAGATATATGCGTTCACACACTACACGGTTGCGGAGAAACACTATACATGAGTTGTCAGGCACTAGGCATTATGGATAGGAAATTAAACAGCACATCTGTAATAAGTGCGATAAATGAAGCTCAATCACTGGTGAAACAGGAGCTTGATTTACTTAGCAAGGAACTTAATACCATATTGAATAGCAAGGTTGAAATATCAAGGTATTAGAACAGGAGAGAACATGGAAGATAGATATTTATTCAAAGCAAAGAGAGCCGATAACGGAGAATGGGTGCAGGGGTACTTATTTGATGATGGATTTGAAAATGGAAGAGTATTTATAGGTGGCCTTGTTATTGAGAAATACACAGGGACTGCTTGTGATGATTGGACTATTTCTGGTTCGTGTTTCTGCAAGGTTGATAAATCCACAATCTGCCAATGCACAGGTTTGAGAGATAAGAACGGCAAACTGATTTGGGAGAATGACATTGTAAAAGATAAAAATGGTAATTTTTATAAAGCAATTTGGCAGAATAACTATTATCAGTATTGCTGGGTTTGTATTAAATCAAATATAGAACTATTTGTTGGGGGTAAACGGGATTTATGGAGTATCGTTGAAAACCCTGAAATTGAATTAGCCGGTAACATCTTTGATAATCCAGAATTATTAGAAAGCGAGGAATAATATGACAGAACAGGATTGTATTGAGGACATGAGAAGAAGAGCCGCTGAGAAGAAATACGAAAAACTAGGTTTGAAACGCTGTCCGTTTTGCGGAAACCCGCCAAAATTAACGCATGAAATTTATAAAAACATGGACAGTATTGGAACTGCCCCATCTCACGAATTAGAGATAGCGTGGGAGGTCAAATGTGGGAATTGTGGAACAAGCAAAGAGTCAACAGGTCGCTCATATTATAATATTGATGAGTTTGGAGAGCTTAAGCTTGTCCCTCAAAGCTATAGAGATAAGGACATGGAACAAATCGCAGATAAGAGGCTTGAGGTAATAGAGATGTGGAATAGGAGATTTTAACGAGGAGGTAGGAGAATGACAGAGAGTGAAGCTATCGAAGAACTAAAATACGACTGTAATGAACTTGGTAAAGCAATCCCATGTGATACTTCATGGGGGAGTTCTTTTGAAAGTGCTTATAGAATGGCAATTAAGGCACTTGAAAAGCAGATGCCGAAGAAACCTATATTTAACCATAACCTTAGTGATACTCTTTCTGTATTCCATTGTGAATGTGGAAACATAATCAAAGTTAGTCATGATGCAGGAATAATGAATAACAACAATGCACCAAATTACTGTAGCAAGTGCGGTTGTAGATTAGATTGGAGCGATGGAGAATGAGCGAAGAATTAAAGCCGTGTCCATTTTGTGGACACAGTATAGATATTGAAAAAGATGTGTATGAGCCAAGTAGGGATTGGCACCCGACATTTATTGACCCAGATAGTGGCGGCGACCCTATTAACATTCATTGCAAATGTGGCTTGGAGTTTTGTACTGGTACATATGACTGGGGCGAATTTGTAGAAGCATGGAACAGGAGGACAAGCGATGAGACTGGTTGATGCAGATGCACTAAAGAAAGATTTAAAATCGGTTACTTTAAGCAATGGAACCTTAGTAAATACAAATGCAGTATTACTATTACTGGATAAATACCCAACATCTTATGATGTGGATAAGGTCGTGGAAGAATTGGATGAAATAATATATCCACAACGTCTTTATTTTTGCAGAGTGTCAAAAGGTGGATGTAACAAGTCTGATGATGTTGGTTGCATAGATTGTGCGATTCAAAAGGCAATCGAGATAGTGAAGAGAGGTGGAAAGAACGAGTAAGCCAAATTACAAAAAAATATATGCTATAGAAAAATCCAACCGTGAAAGGCTTTTGAAAGTTAATCCAAACCTTGATGACAAGAGTGGTATATACTTTCTCACTCGGACGGATGAGGATGGCATATCTTACTTTTACATAGGTCAGGCTGTGAAAATCTTGCAGCGGATGTGCAGCCACCTTACCGGGTATCAGCACATAGACCTATCATTGAAAAAACGAGGGTTTTACAGTGCGGATAACCCCTATGGATGGCAGATTAATTTTATCCACTACCCTAAAACTGAACTAGATCAGATGGAGCAGTATTGGATATTGCAGTACACGAAGAAAGGCTACCAGTGCCGTTACAACAAAACAGCTGGCGGTCAGGGTGAGGGCAAGGAGAAGATAAACGAATTTAAACCATCTAGGGGCTATCATGACGGCTTAGAGCAAGGTAGAAAGAACCTTGCAAGGGAATTATCCTCTATTGCAGATAAGCACCTTAAAATCGAAATTAGAGCCGATAAATTTAACAATAAGGTATCACAGAGACAGTTTGAGAAGTTTAAGGAATTATTGAAAGAGGGCAAAAGCGAATGAGCGGATATTATTTTTCTTACGAAGTTAGTCAGGACGGCACAAACACGTTGGTTGTGTATGACGTAGATAGCAGTCCATTATTGTCTACGCCACGAGTAGTAAAGGTTGTCACAGGAAATGCCGCAACACGGCTATATAAGGCTATGACATCTAAGGAAAGGAGCATATGGGAATGACAATTCCGACAGTAGATATGACGACCACAGGTGAAAATATCCTACGTCTGAGAAAGCGAGCTGGATTATCAGTCGTTGACTTGAATAAGGTGTTTGGATTTACAAATCTTAATGCAATTTACAAGTGGCAGAACGGCAAATGTATGCCGACTATAGACAACTTGATAATCTTAGCCGATTTGCTAAATGTTACAGTTGACGAGATCATAGCGAGAAAGACAATAACAACAATTTAAAATTTATCAGAAAGGACAGGTCGTGCGCACATAAAACCTAGGTGTCCTTTGGTGATAAAAATGTCACAAATGAATATTTTTGACTACTTGCGAGAACCTATCAGCATTACTAAGCCTATCAGACTCATAGAGTTATTTGCCGGTTATGGCAGTCAAGCTATGGCATTAAAGCGGATAGGTGCGAAATTTGAGCATTACAGGGTTGTTGAATTTGATAAATACGCAGTTGCAAGCTACAACGCAGTACACGGTACAAATTTTCAAACCATGGATATAACACAGGTTCATGCTGTGGATTTAGCCATTACGGACACTAAAACATTTACTTACTTACTTACTTACTCGTTTCCTTGTACTGATTTGTCGGTTGCTGGAAAGCAAAAGGGAATGAGTAAAGGTAGCGGTACAAGAAGTGGTTTGCTGTGGGAAGTGGAAAGAATATTAACTGAAATCAGAGATAATAACGGAGAACTGCCACAAATCCTGTTTATGGAGAATGTGCCGCAAGTTCATAGTCAGGACAATATGCCTGATTTTAGAAAGTGGTTGGATTTTCTTGAAAGTTTGGGATATGTGAACTACTGGCAAGACCTAAATGCTAAAAACTACGGCATAGCGCAGAATAGAGAAAGATGTTTCATGTTCTCATTTTTAGGAGAATACAATTATCATTTCCCTGAGCCTACACCGCTCACTAAACATCTGAAAGACTGCTTAGAGGATAATGTAGATGAAAAGTATTACCTCAACAACGAAAAAGCACAGAAACTTATTCAGACACTTATTGACAATGGAACATTACCAGATACAATCCCTAGCAGAGCAGAGCAGAGCAGAGCAGAGC